CTACTTTGCAACTACAATTTTTCCCGAATGGGACGGATTTGGGACTAGATTTCCAAAAAGCTCATCAATTTTACGTGCGTGCTCGCTTAAGTGATTAGGCGCTAAATGAGCATATCGCCTGACCATTTCAATTGACTCCCAGCCCCCCATTTCTTGCAGTGCGGATAATGGAACACCGGATTGAATCAGCCAGCTAGCCCAAGTATGTCTCAGATCATGGAATCGGAAATCTTCTATTCCAGCTCGCCTTAATGCTGAATTCCATGCTGTGTTATCATCAACACGCATCTTTCTGATATTAGGCATTACCATTCCATCGGGATTAGTTGATGGTTTGGTATGGACGAACACCCACTTATTATGATTTCCTATCTGGGCACGTAACACCCTGCAAGCAGTTTCGTTTAGGGATACCCCTATAGCCCTATCCGATTTACTTTGGTCTGGGTGTATCCATGCTACTTGCCTCTGCATATCAATTTGAGACCATTCAAGATTGATAATGTTTGAGCGCCTTAATCCTGTTGCCAGTGCAAATTTGACGATTGACTGTAAAGGTTCGGGGCATTCATCAACTAATCTTTGGGCTTCATGAGACTCTAACCATCTGACACGTTTATCTCTGACGGCTGGAACCTTGATCACGGGTGCTTTCTCTAACCATTTCCAATCTCGTTCGGCTGCCCTTAGCAGAGACTTCATCAATGCTAAGTGCTTTGCTTTGGTCGCTACCGAGACGGAAACTTCTGTATATGCAGGGACTTCTTTTCCTTTTTTCTGGGCGGCTTTAACTCGACTTTCCCAGCGCTGTTTGGTCTTGCGGTTCCTCATCTTGCTGATTGCCGTATAAATTCTGGCTTCGGTGATATCCTTTAGTCTTACTCCTTCGAAATATTCCAACCAGAACGCCATGCGGCCTTTATCATCATCCAGTGATTTCTTATCAGCTTTTTCCTCGATCCATCGCAAGCACGCCTCATCAAAGGTCACATCAGGGAAATCACCCAACCTTTCTATGCGCCATAACTCGGCCTTTCTTCGGTCGTGCAACTCCTGAGCTTGTTTTTTGTCCGTTGTCCCAAGAGATTCCTTAATTCTTTTGCCGCTTGGCGTCGTGTAGTTCCCATACCACGTATTTCCTCTACGGAAGATTGACATTGTTTATCTCCTTTCTCTGTCGCATCTACCGCGCTCACAAGCACAGTTTGGATCGGATTGTTGATTGCTGCAATACATGCGGCGCGTGTAAATAAATAAGGTGAGTTTGGCTTGGTGGGGTTCTTCTTGGTGTAGGCTATTTTACCTATCTGACACCATAGGGATAATGTGTCCACATCAATCCCTATGAGCGCTGCCGCTTTCTTTCTGGATAAAGTTATGCTTTCTATCTCATTATTATCAGTGATGAGCCTCATTGCTTCATCTCCTTATCAATCATATCTACGTAGTATCGCAGCCACATCACAGGCAAGAATTTGCTCTTTTGATGTGGCGACATAGCGGTTTCAAATCGGGGTAGGTACTGAGTGAGTATTGTTGCGGTTTGCTGGTCTGTTCTTTTTTTGTGATGCTTAAGTTCTTTCAAGCACTCCCTTGCCACCTGCCGTCGTCCGTTCTCGAATTCGTTAGTCATGGATGCGACACGTGATATTGCCTTTATGTGATTCCCTGATTCGTCCCGAGCGTTCATTGTTAATAGTAAAGAACGCAGATTCATTTACTTTCCTATCTTTTTGCTTCAAGAAATCTGTGACTAATCCAAATGCCATATCAAGGTCTTTCTTGTTCGGTACTTCGATTGTGACTTTCATATCACTCTCTCTTTATTATTAATTGCTATCATTATACGCGCTAAATACGTAGTGGTTTGTTTATACTCAGCAGGTGTGTTGGGGTAAAATTTATTTAAAATTACATTTTCCCGGCGGGTAACCATAAGTAGATTATCAATCTGATAATTTTTCTGATTACCATCTTTGAAAATAACAATAGCGCCTGCTGGTAATTTACCGTGATGCTCTTCCCATATCATACGGTGTTTCAATCTCCATATATTAGGTCTGTCCACTTTTATATAAACATAGCCATCCTTGCTAATTCTCTCAGTTCCTATTGGGCACATATTATGGGGTGAACTTCCTGATTTGAATGAGCCTGAGTTACGCTTCATTAACCCTTTAGTTCCCGCATTATGAGAAATATGCCCTTTTGGATATTGTCCCGTTCGCCCGGTGCGTAACCCTAATCGCCTTCTGAATCCGTGAATTGATTTACTGGAGTAATTAACAGAGAAATGCTCATTGAATTTAGCAGTCAGTTCTTGCACTGGTAAACCGTAATAAATCCTCATCCAATTTTTCATTTTATCAGTGTATTTAAACTGAGCCATTTTTACCCACCTAGAAATTTAGGTAGAGAATCTACGTCTTGATTACCGATGGCTTTTTTAACATCAAGTGCCAGTTTCCCATTGTTAACTATCTGGATGGCAATGTCTGAAATAGATTTTGCACGGCGAAATTCTTTTTCCAATTGTTCATTCAGAATATTTTCGTCAGATAGTCGCTCTAATTGAGCGAACAAATGGTTATTCAAATCTTCCAATTTATTCTTCATGCTATTTTCCTCAATTTTTCATTGCCAATATCGAATAGATATTCTTTATCTACCGTGGTTATTGTTTTGCGTGGGGTAATAAATGGCCGCCAAATTAAAAGCATGGAGCCTTTCGGATTGCTGCTATTCTTTCCTCTCACTCCTGCTGGCACAAACTGAATCCTGCCACCCGTTATTAATCTAGTCTCATCTACACTCTCCATTGCCAATTTAAACCAGCCTACTGAGGTATCATTGGGGACGAGCATCACAATAGACTGGCATTGCTTCCTACATTCGATGGTTGCTTTCTTTATCCACGGCGTAATCTTGGAATAGGGTGGATTACAGAAAATAGAGCCGTAACTCTCCCAGTCGCATTCCAGTGCGTTATCTCGTTCCGTGAGATAGTGGGTGCACAGGGTATTTTGAGCATCGGCAGCGGCATCTAGTTTGAATTTGAATTCTAAATCGAGTGCCAGAAATAACGGGAGTGGAGTTTGCCAGAGGTCGCGTAGTTCTTTTGGGGTGTTACTTCCTCCGAAGTCGCTCATAATCCTCCCCGCACTCCCGACTACAGAATGCACCGTGTGTTGCTGGCTCAGTCTCACACCATCGGCACATCCCGTTGATGCTGGTTAATGGTGGTTTCCGGTTCTGGAGCGCATGGGATACCGTCAACTCAACGGCATCGTTAGCTGTGTCGATAATATCCATGATGGTTCTCCTTTAATAAACAGTGATATATTGACCACAATCGTTGCAGCAATATTCGTTAATATGACGTCCATCCTCCCCCCAATCATTAGAGCCACATCTACAACGCAGAATGCGTATGCATTTCTCAGGAATGGTTATTGGAGCAAATTTCTCAACTGACATCTCATTATCAAAATGATAGCCATTGATTTTTATTTTATTGGTATTTCCGTTTCTTGTTACATAAAAGAAATATACATCACTAGTGGTTTTCATTGCAGTTGATTGGTATACATCTGAATTAGTCATAACATCATTGTTCATTTTTGCTATCCTCTAATTCATCACGGGAGCATGATTCAAAAACAACTCTGGCTATTTCAATGCAAAAAGGGCAATCCACCCGTCCGGTTTTTAATTTTCCATCCGGAATGTATTCATGCGAAATGCCACACAAGGTAACGTAATCGCTGTTTTGAGAATTTGGCAGGTGATTATATTTAATGCCGAATGCACCCCCATAAATTATTTTAGCCATTATTATCACCTGATTTAATTTTCTTAACTGGATAATTGCATCCAATCATTTGATGAAATACCCACGAAGCAAAACGGCCTAAACCTATTCTGCTCCATTCTGATAAATTCCAGACCTGCAACCAAATCCATTGCCACAATTAAAACGACGTTTATTTCTCATTATTTAAACCCCCTGCATATATTCGCTGCCTTCTCACACACTTCGGCACTGAACCAGCCGAAATGACATTTCCTGAAACTAATTCCCAGCCTCCATGCCAGCCATCTGTACGCCTCCGTGCGTTCAAAATTCCCTCTCTTTCGCATATCCTCAAATTCCTGTTTGCCATTCCGTCTCGCCTCCCGTGTCGGTTTATCTGCCAGATAGCCCAGTGGTATGTTTGTTTCCGGGTGCATTCCTACGCGCGCATCACATGACCAGCAGACATAGAACCACGGCCATTTGTCGTCATGCCGGGTCTTCCCAAACACCTCCGTGTGATGGGCTATCTTTACGTGACTGCGGCAATGTCGGCATTGAGTGGGAACGGGGAGCGGGTCATTGACTCGCTGCGCTGCTTTAGGATTGGGGTTCCATGGGGTGAACTGCATGATGAGCCTCCCTCGATTTAACATCGTCAGAAACTATTGCCGCATATTTACCCTGCGACCACGATAACGGCGGGCTATTGCGAATAACGGCATTTAACGCATTAAACGCCTGCTGTAATTCATATGGCAATTCGCCATCCGGTGGCAGAACGTCATGAAAATAATCCTCGCCATCTATTTCAGATGGGTGATTGGGTTCGCAGATAACCAACTGTAATTCTGATGGTTTAATCTGATGCTCATCGCAATAGTCGTCGAGGTCATCCTCGTCCATGAAATACTGATCAGTATCAAAAATGACTAGCGGGGTTTCTCTGTCCCATTGCTGGCGTTCCATTGCGTTAAATCGGTTGTGGCGTTCTTCTGTATGACAGAGTTCACAATAGTCACGCATTGCTATAATTGGGTGGTTAGGGTTATTTTCACACTGACGATGAGTGGCCCCACAGTAACGGGCCATCCGCTCATCATCACCCCAAAATTGACCATTGCGAGAGACCCAGCCAGTGACGGTTTTAATACTGGCAGCCTCTGGTGAGTCGTACATAACAGTTTTAGACATGTAATTCCTCCCGCCACTGAGGTGGGGTTAGTTAATGGTTGGGGTTAGATGTTTCTATTTGGATTGCCGAATGGCGTTAGAACGGAATACCCTGATCATCCCAATCTGCGGGTGGTGTATCCTGTTGGGCGTAATATTGCGATGGTGAGTTAGAATTAACTGATTTTCGGTTATCCTTGTCTTTCAGATTTGCTATGACTTTATCTACTGTAGTTGCTGGCTTCCCTTCAACTTTCTCAGCAATAGTCTGACGCGTGTCGGCATAGAACGGGATGCGGATATCCATTCCGTAGGTATCAGATCCATTCGTCTTTGTTCTCAGTATCTTTTGCAGCACCAGACCAACACGTTTACCCGTGAATTCTGGTGCAATCAGGTTATTAACAGAAACCATATGGCTAGTTATCTGACGAAGACCGCAACATCCGATGATGGCCTGTATCATGCTGTGACCGAATGCATTGACTGAACCATCTTTTTTCTTGCAACAAATACTGAGATAACTGACTTTGCGACCGTCATCCGTCTCACCAGAGAACTCAATGAACTCAGCGCCAGATTGGGCGGTGGTCAGTTTTGCTTCGTTAATGGTGATAACATATGCGCCGCTTTCATTTATAAAACCGCCTTGTCCGGCACTCATGGCTGATTCTTGGTCGTAGGTAAAAAGAACATTGTTCATATAGTTGTTTCCTCTGTGTGGGTTTCTAGGTCGTAATACTCACAAATAGCGTCATCTACGGTTTTCAGGTCGTTTTCAATTTCGAATGAGTCAAACAGTCCCATTGGGGATTTGACGGTATCGAACCCGTTGTTTTGGGTAGTGAACAGATAGCGTCCATCCTTGACCAGTGTTTTCAGTACGATAGTGAACATCCCTTCCACTGTGATTTTCTCATCCAGCATCTTACCGATGGTCTTCATCTTCACTTTTCCCTGCTGGGATTCTTCCGTGTGAGAGAGGAAGTAGATCCGTAAGTTGTCTGGCGTTTGTCTGATGGCGTTATCAATCACGTTCCATGCGTGAGAGCCTATTTCAGTGAATTTATCGAAGGACTTTTCTTCCGAACGGCGCATAAATTCATTAGCCATCAGGTATTGAAAGTCATCAACGATGATAGTTGTCTTGCCATGCTTGGGAGCCGCCTTAATCACGGCTATGACTTGCTGCCAATTATCCGTGGAGCAAATAGCGCCAGCGGGGTTTTCTTTATTAAAGGGCTTCCATACTGCGGAGCGAAACGGTAATGGCTTCCTGACCGTCTGGATTAACAATGTCTCTTCTGGATTGAGGTTGCGTAGACTGGCACTCTTCCCTGTACCAGATTCACCGAGTATGAGTGTTGCGGTTCCCATATTGACTACCTCGCTAACCAATAATTGATTGTGAACTCAACATCAGGATCAAGGTCAGGTTGCTTCAATAACCATGTGAAATAGCTGGGGTTAGTTTGCGCAACCTCTTCGAATGTCATTCCCTTATGTTTGCCAAACTTGAACTTATGCAATAATGAGGGTTGATTACTGATTTCCAGCATTTCCTCGTCAGACCAACCTGATTCATCCTTGATACGTTTAAATAACGCGGCTGTGACAATACAGTCATACAACGCCCTGTGAGCATGCAATCCCTCTGGCACATGAACATCCAGTTTCAGTGCGTAGCGTAGATATTGATTACTGTGACTCTCTAACTCAGGCCATAAACGCCTTGCTAGTTTTAATGTACAGATAAATGGCGCATCCATTTCCGGCATCATTCGCTTATCGAACTCTGCGTTATGCGCAACCAGATAATCAGCGCCTTTGTAATTACTGATAACTTCATCAATAAGCGGAGAGTCAGCCACCATTTCATCAGTGATGTGATGAATAGCCATTGCGTTTATTGAGATTGATTTATGTGGGTTTACAAAGTGTGACCGCTGAAGGTTGTAATAAATTTCACTGTCTACCATGTCGATACTTGCTATCTCAACAATCCCACTGTCCATGTCACAGGTTTCTGTATCTACTACTCTGTATGTCGTCAAAACTAGTCTCCTGTCCAGATACCACCATGACGGCGGGTCGGTGAATGACCCTTATAATGGTCATATTCTATGTGATGAGTTGCGTAATAATCCCGCCACGCCTGACGTTCCTGTTCAGTGCGTTGCTGTGCCATGTGCTGGGGTAGCGGGGGATGATTTAATGCGGCTTCGTGGTTGGCTTGTCCCGCCCGCTCTTCACGAACTCGTTCCGACAATTTTTTACTTGCGGGGTGCGGGGTGTTATTTATCATTGTTGCGAAGACCAATTCCTTGAGGTATCGCTGCTGCTCTATCGGGTCTTTCGGCACGAAACAGCCATATGAGCGCCAGTGATTGCTGGTCATGTGAAATCTCCTGCGAAATCCTGAGCACTGACGGACAATCCCTCCATACCCAACACCTCCCGCTTGTATGCCAGTTCCTCGTGCTCGGCTATTTGTTCATCCGTGTATTTCCGTTTATGTTGCTCATCCTGAGCGCCATAGAGGGTGTAGTCGTATCTCATGCGACCTCCCGTTCATCCTGATAATGGTCATTGAGAATCGAAATAATATCCTCGCGCTCTAAGCCAGTGGTATTGCACATGATTTCCTTGCCGTTGCCTTCCAATTGCCATTTAACGCCATCTTCAATGATTAGCACTGATCCTCCGCGTCCATCAGGCTCTATCTTTAACCAGTTGCTATTGAGTTTGATTTTTAACACGCTTACCTCCCATAACTGCGTTTGAGTATTTCCATAGCCGACCGCCAAACGACGCTGGAACGCAAAACGTCTCCAGAGCGCAGGCGAACAGCTTCCAATGCCAGTTCTTGCGCCTGACATAGAAGACGTTTGTTGATTTGCATGATTTATCTGGTGATGAGTAGAGTGAATATGACGGCTAGAATTGTGAGAGAATAATAATAGAAACTATCGGGAATCATTTTGCCGTCAGACTGAGGAGTGCTTTGGCGTGCATTACAGCTGATTCGCGGTCGAGATGGATTAGGCAGCGATTTAACCTATCGACATCATCCAGATCCCCCAACCAAAAGGTTTCGTCATAATAACTTTCACCACCCAAATCCAGAAAATAATAGTCCTGTCCTTCTTCCAACGGCTCCCTCACGGGTTCCGGCACATCGACCGAGCCTATTTTTACAGTTCTGGGTTTTAGGCGGTATTCGAAACCAGTACCTTCTATAAACGCAATTTCTCCTCCTAAATTTCTCCATCCAATTTTATCGTCATTTTTTGCTTGAAAATGTTTCCACCATTCAGCATCAGTCTGCGCAATTTCCGCTGCTTTCATCATTAAATCAGCGTGTACATGTGGTTTAGCCATTGTTATTCTCCCGTGCTTCTAACATTGCATCAGCTATTTGATAAGCCCCTTTAGCATATAATTCGAGTTGGTCTTGATTAATAGGCCAATTAGCGGATCCGGTAATGGCTAATCCTGCAAAATAATCCCTCAGTGTCATCTCATCCGGTTTATTCTTTTGTGGAGTTTTATCGCCAGATAACCCTAATGACTCAACCAAATTTTTAACGTTATTTAATCCTCCTGCGGTAACAGTTCCTTTGTATTGGATTTTGTTTTTTGTTGGATAGTAAATAACTTTTCCTTGTTTGGTTTGTACCGTTATAGTTCCACAGATATCAGTGGTGTGATTAATGCCCAGTGCATTGAGCTGCCTGGATGATTCAGAAACGAGTTGCTGTTTTTTATCACTCAGCATCATCATTCTCCTATTATTCAGGTAATAAAAAACCTCGCATTGGCGAGGCTATTGAGATAGTAACTTTTCGATAACAGCATCGATGGATTTTATATTCTCTTCGTGAGCCATTTTTCGTTTCAGATGTTCTTGCTTTGAATTATCGAAGTTTTTGATTTCGGCCTCTTGAATGGATTTTTTAATCATTTCCAATTCATTTTGTGTAAATTTAATTCCCATAGATTGCAGATTACGAACAGATGATAAATTCAGGGAATTAATTCTATTTAATGCAATATTTTTAACGTATTCCCTCGCTGGCTGAATATCATTGAAAAATACGACATCATCATAGCCACCACTGCCATCACCCCATCGATTAATTTTATAGGCTAAATTCCCGTTTGAATTACCCAGCACACTCAATAATCGCAAACCTTTATATTTTCTATTACCGTAATCATGTTCAATAATAGTCATATATTCTATAGCGGGTTCTATTTTTGGCATACTGTAACTATTAACCTGTACAGCATATTTAACATTACCCGTAATGACATCTAGAAAATGAGAGAAATCATGTTCATTAATATTTTCAGATAACATCGTCACGCTTTTTAAAATGTCACGGTAAGCAGAAAGTTTGTTTTTGATATCCTTTATTTGACTGTCAATCCGATTACGCTCTTGCTTCGCCTTTTCAATCCCAGCCTCATGGACTTCTAGCTGTTTAGCTTGATAACTTTTCACTGGCTCATCGTGCAGGTTTTTGGTGGTAAAATTCTCGCCGCTTGGTATTTCAACGCCTGATTCAGTAACAAATATTTCCTGAACTATGCTTTCCTGAGCATTTAACTTTCCCAGAACTGCAACTTTGCGGCCATCTGATAAAAATTTAGTTTCCATATCTACCTCGTGTTAATGATTAACTCACCACAGCCCACTCGGAATGGGCTGGAGTTAATTATATTAAGAATGAATCTTACTTACATAATCATTTAAATGATGAACACAATTATAACTATCCCACACTCTATTAGTGTGTTTGTCATAGAAAGCAGTAGCAATAAATTTATTACCTTTGAAAATATCGTACTTAGTATCTCCGACTTCAATCACATCAAAACCATAGTTTTTACAAGTAGAAATAAATTTACTTTGTTTGACTAAAACAGCAGACCAATCACGAAATTTTTTACGCTGCAACCAAGCCTTTTTATTGAAAAAATTACGGTCTTGAGAACGAGGAGAAAATAGGTTAGCCAAATGACGGTAATGAACATAATCTTTTCTACATTCAGCCGCTAATAATTCAGAAGTGCTTGTTAATGTAGTCATATTTATACCCTCAGAATTAATATTATTTACTTGGAATTAGCTGGAGTTAGTTAATCTTGTTTAATCAATCGCGGTAATATTTTTTCTGCCTGTTTTGGCCTGTTAAAAACCATTAATTTTAATTCCAGACGAAAATCGGGCAGGCTCATGCCAATTCGTTTAGCCTCCGCCCACATCAGCTTTCTATCAACCAATTTAAATAACCGCTCAGCTTCTTTCCGTTCCTGTTCGCGTTGATAGTTAATTTCATCCAGCCGCTTGCTCTTTTCCTTGGTCTGTTCCGCTTTCCATTTATCAATGTCCCTGTCGATATTTCCACGTTTGTGCAGTGGAATATTTAAAATTCCGTGGTCTAATGCCATCTTCACACCCTCGCTGTTACTGTTGTTGATTTGATGTACCTGCATATTTAACCACCTCAGGCGGCAGTGGTTCTGCTACTCCCCAGCAACAAAATCGGTTATAATTCAATCTCCCCAGCAAACAAAAAGGACAAATAATGACTACGCCATCAGAGAGGCAAGATATGATTATCCGCGCAATGAATGACAGAGAGTATTTAATGAGTCCGATAAGCACTGAAAAATTTCAGTCTCTTATTGATGAACTTGGTGAGGAAAAATTAGCGAAAGATCTGAGTTACCTACAATCTATTGGATTAGTTCAATTAGGTGCGGTTGAGATTGGCACTACCGATGATGAGCCTTATTCATTTAATCTTAACAAGATGGCATTAACTGCTGCGGGTGTTGACTGTGCCAACATGGACACCATCGGAAATAAAATCAATACGGTAACTATCAAGATTCACCAAAATACCCTTGAGCAGATTGAAACAATTATCCTGTCTGCTAATTTGCCTGAGTCAGAAAAGAAAACCCTTTTGCAATTGGTGAAAGAAAAGGGTGCCGAATCTGTTGTGGGTAAGTGCGTTGATACTTTATTCGCTAACGCAGGTTCCGTAACACAAGTTCTCTCTGAATTGGCAAAAAGTACATTCTAACCCCTCGCCGTAACCCCGCCTGACTCCAGTATCCGATTGCTAGCTCTTTGCTTAGTTGAGTAAAGAGCTACATGTGGTAAGCAGCAGTTATTGAAGCTGTCTTCTTGTGGCTCATTAGAAAGCCCCTTAGCCTGAACAATCAGATTGGCTATTACATTAACGCCATCATTTTGTGGCTTGCGCTGAATGGTTAATACCTTGCGCGGTTCGGTTTCCACTCCGAATGCCTCATCAATGATATTTTCCAATGCTTTTATTTCAGACTGGCGAATGTGTTCTTCTAAACGGTGATGAGTCACTAGATCGCCACGTTCCAGATAGCGGCACATTTTGGAACTCAACCGACCGCCTTTAGGTAGAATAGTGATACTTTCCATTTGGTTACCCTCAATTAGTAAGTTTTGGGGCGCAGTTAATGAACTGAGAGACTGTTTGCAATTTGCGCGTAGCTAAAAGATATGCGCAAACTTTACAGTGACTCTGTGTCTATCCTTAGACTCTGCTAACCACGCCCCAAAAATCACTTTGGGTAGGGACTCTCCACACGGGCGGAGCATTCATTGTAGGTACTGCTTTAACTTGATTCTTTTGGTGCTTCTTATCGAATCATCCAGTTCTTCTTACGCCACTGGCGGCTACTTCGTGGGCATCCTGCCTGTTCGATGGTTAGAATATACAAGCATTACTTTATAAAAACAAGTATTACTTGTCTTTATAAATGTAGATATGCTCGTAAAAATTTATATTTACTTGTTTTTAAAGTGGATTTATTTTTATTGATTGTTGTAAATGTGACCAATTAGGCATTTTTAGGTGAGATAGTGAAGGGTATAGGGTAGAAAAGCCACCGAGTGGTGGTGGCTGGTTACAATTACTGCACTTTCTTTCTAAAGTTATCATCGTTCTTAACGAACTCAAAAGCATCAAGTATAATGCCTGTTATCCTCAATATATCTTCTGGAGTTTCTATAAATATTCTTGAGTTATTGGCAGATAAACCAGCCCTATTAACTTCATTGACTAATATGTCAGTTAGCTCAATAGGTATTTGAATGTAAGGTTTATTCTTCTTGTCAAAATATCTTATTATCCATCTATTTGATTTTCCTTGATAAAGAATACTAAAATAAGACTCTGTATCCTTGTATTGCAAATCAATAGAATCCCCGATTATTGATTTTGCTTTTTCATATAGAGATAATTCGTTTTTGGTAGTAACAATATTAGGATTGTTTGGATCGACTATATCATCTGATTCTTTCAGGTTTTCTTGAGGTTCGACTTCGTCTTGAATACCTTCAATTGGAACGTGTTTATTTGAAAGACCGGAAACGACCATTGCACTGACTGATTTCTCAACAGCTTGCTTTACTAGCGGGGTAATTGATTCAATAAAACGTTGATTTAATTGGCGTTCTACATTAGATCTACTGGCAACATATCTTACAAATTCACTATCAATATCTCTCAAGCTGGTGCTAATAGTTTTAGTAAATGCAGATAAGTAAACACTTTCTTCTGCAAGTGTTCTTAGTGCTTCTGGTTTGAATTTATCGTGTCTAAATCGATAGAGTTGTCCTACGTCTGCATCGCTAACCTCATCCATTTTAATGCGCAAGAATGGGGTAGGATCCATTACGTTTTTTTGCTTCAAGTCGGTAAAGAAACGCCACTCTAAACCATTTGTAATTGCCGAAATAGTAACTTCTGGGGTGGAGTTAAAATATCTAGATAACTGAGGGCAATGGTTATCCAGCTTTTCGTTGTACCCTTTTGCCTCAATAAACATGACTGGAACGCCTTGACAGAACAAGGCATAATCCACCCGCTCATTTGCTTTTACTCCTGGGAAATCTGCTCCATACTCGGCTTTGACTTTTTGAGGGTCATATGGGCTGAACCCAAGAATATCTAAAAAAGGCAATATTAATGCCTGCTTAGTCGTTTCTTCGGTGGTGCAGTGTTGACCTGCATTATTAATGTGGTCAACATGATGTTTTATTTTTATCTTAAAATTTTCCATTCCATAACCTTAGTAATCTAAAACGGAATACCAGAACATTTTCCCGATGATGCTTACTTGATCTTCATCTGCAACCTCATCTTCGTATTCATCACGGTTATAACTTCTGATAAGTAGCTTCCCTTTTGGGCGCCTGTAAAGACATTTAAGGCGTTTTAACCCATCCTGTTCAATCGCATATACTTTTCCATCAATAATTTTCTTATTAGAAATATCTATTGCTATTGCTGTCCCATCTGGAATAACTGGTTCCATGCTATCTCCCTTTGCAGGGAAACATAGAATTGTTGATCCATCTGTCGGAACACCGATTCTCCGTAACGTCGCTTTAGAAAATCTCAACTTAAAGCCGTTGTAGTCCACGTCAATACATCTACCGCTGCCACATGCAAATTCAATATCCTTCAAGAATGGCACTTCCACCTCGTCGCTATCTAATGGGGTTTTACTGTCCCACGGCGAAATAGTTGTCCATTCGTTTTCAGGTGGGAGTTGCCCAGCATCCTTCTTGAGTGGATTAGTAGTCTCACCAAACAAAAGCCAATTAACATCAGCTTTAAGGATAGAAGCCAATGCTGTTAGTCTTGATTTCCTTGGCTCTGTACTTGACTCCCACTGTTGTACAGACTGTGGGGTAACACCAAGCATATCTGCCAATTCAGCTTGAGTTATTTTTTTTGCAAGTCTGGCTTGCTTGATTCGTTCGTGCATGGTTTTCATACCTCAAATATACAAGCAAGACTTTTAATTTAGTAGCAAGCAAAACTTTACTTTTTAAAGTATCTCTTGTATTTTATTTGTTGTTGATAGTAAAAAAGGAAAATCTTATGAGCATACTGGATGTAACAATAGAAAAAGCTGGTGGAGTACCAGCGTTGGCCAGAATGTTAAGTATTAAGGATCAAGCAGTCCGCCAGTGGATTAAAAAGGGGTGTATACCTCCTGCAAGATATGCCCAAATCCATGAAAAACTGGGAATACCATTAGATAAATTAGTCAAAAGTAAAAACCTTTAATTCGAACGCTTTTTACAATGAATGCTCCGCCCGTGTGGAGAGTCCCTATCAACCCCCCTTGTTGGTAGGCTAAACCATAACTACCCCTCTTAAAGAGGATTAGTCCGCCCAATATTCTGTGGGCAATATTACCCCTATATCCATCATCTATCTCAGGATAGACGATATCTATCGTTTATTAATTAAACAAAACTTAACTATAGGAACTGTAGCAGATGGTCGTCGCAAAAACTCGCAATACTCGCGTTACGTGTAAGCCTCAAGAGCTGGAAACATTTTGGTTCAAATCAGCCGCGGAAACTGGGAACAGCCCGTTAGCTAGAGACATGGGGATTCACCCAACGGGATTGAGTCGGGAAAAGAGCCGGATAGTAAAACTGGCTAGCAGATTGGTTGCTAAATACGGCATTCCTGAATGGGCGATTGAAATGCCAGATCATAAGCAGATGGTCGTTATTGAAGGCGAACACGCTGAACGATTGATTCAGGCTCTGGAATGTAAGGGAAAGATAAAAAGAAAAACCCCAACTGTTGTAGCAGTTGAGGCTTCTGAAATGCAATTCGAACTATCGATTTAATGACTGAGAGGAAGTATGCAAGTCCCTCTCAAAACACCATTTCAACGAGGTTAATTATACATGAAAACGAAATTTAATCACAGCGCTGTGCATAAAACTTTGGTGAAAGATCCAACCAAGGAATAAGAAAATGAGCATGATTCTGATGGCTAAGGCCATGCAAATAAAAGTGGGCAGTACGGCAAGAAAGATGGTACTGCTCAAGTTAGCTGATAACGCCAATGACAAAGGAGAATGCTTTCCTTCTTACCAGCACATAGCTGATCAGTGCGAGATGACTCGAACAACAGCTATTAACCATATTAATGTCCTGTGTGAGATGGGGCTGGTAAGAAAAATATACAGAAGCGGGGAAAAGGGGAATTCTTCAAACATTTATAGGTTAAATCTTGATGGTGTAAAAATTATACCCCCTAGTGTAAAAACTACACCAGAGGTGGTGAAAGAATTACACCACCCTAGTGAAGAAATTACACCACCTAGTGTAACCGTTACACCACCCCCTAGTGTAAAAATTACACCCAGAACCAGTCACTCTTTTGAACCAGTCAATGAACCTATTAAAACAATAGCGAAAGTCGCTAAAGCTCCTCGTGTGGAAAATAAATATGCGTTCAAGGGAGAGGTTATAAAACTGAATCAAAAGAACTATGACAACTGGAAAAGGATTTTCCCTCACATCGATCTGGATACTCAACTGCAACGGCTGGATATCGAGTTTCAAGCCGAAAAGCCCAAAAACTGGTTTGTGACTGCTAGTCATAAGCTGAATTATCAGAACAGCCAGCAAGCTGATCGCTATCAACACCGTGTTGGTACTCGTATTACTCAGCCAATACGTTCTGAACAATTCATTTCGGAGAATTTCTAATGAACATAGCTGAAACGCTGGCTCGTTTTCGCCGGATGATGCCGGAGCATATCAAGCCCAAATTCACGAATGCCGAGGAGTTGATGGCATGGCAGCGTGAGCAGGGGGAGATTGATTCAAAACGCATTGCCGAAGAAAACCGAGTCAACCGACTGAATAAGATCATGGGGCGTTCTGGTATCAGCCCGTTACACCAGAATTGCACGTTTGATAACTACGTCGCTACTACCCCTGAACAGCAACAGGCGTTGGCAAAATCGCGTCGGTACGCTGAGAGTTTTGGTCACTCATTCGGCGGGTTTATTTTCAGCGGGAATCCTGGCACAGGGAAAAATCATCTCGCCGCCGCTATCGGCAATCACCTGATGCAGAACGGACGGAGCATCCTGATCGCTACCCTGCCTGACTTGATGATGAAGGTACGCGAAACCTACCAGAAAGACGCGAAGGTCAGTGAGTCAGCATTGATTAACGATTTGTGTAATGTCGATTTGCTGGTGCTCGATGATGTTGGTGTGCAGCGCGAGAACCTGAATGAAGATTTAATTATATTTCAGGTGGTAGATCGCCGTTTGGCAAACAAAAAACCGGTTGGCGTGTTAACTAATCTAGCGCAGCAACAACTGGCAAAGGTATTAGGCGAACGGGTGATTGACCGACTGCGAATGGGTGCGCCGATCGCTATTGGTTTCACGTGGGATAGTTATCGCAGACAAGTTAAATAAATACAAAGGAATCAGATATGGCAATTATTTTTCACAAAGATACCTATTGGTTTCAAGGCCCCAATATAGAACAGCAACAGCATCTAATGGCCAGCAAAAACAAGATGTTTTGCTTTGCCGATGAGTGCCATCTAGACCGTAAAATCAGGAAGTGCTATCCCAGAGGGCGGGCGTATAGCAAACTGGAGAGTTTGGAATACAGGGCCAGTAAATATAATTCGAGTGATTATCCGGCCGAGAAGTTACGGGCATTGGTTTAACCCCACCAGAAGGACTTTTGAGATGAAATATTACAAACAATATCCCGTGACACTAGAACATTATTTAGATAATCCGGTATGGGCTGTAATTGCTGGGTATGATTACACGTTCGGTGATGTCATCTGCTTTCAGGTTAATGCCTTTCTGGGAACAATAAAATATGTGTTCAGTAGAGATGGATGGGATGATTTTTTGGATTATCAAATCAGGGAGCTGCCTGAATTTATAGCAAAATTAATTGGATTCTTATTGCTGATAGTTTTATATCCAACATCATTCTGGCTTTTCGCCATCATCCAAATGAATTACCACAAAAGTACCAGAGAAAAATATCGTAATGGTCTACCCGACGATGTGAATAATCACATTGTTTACTGGTTGAGGAATTTCAAGAAATGAAAATCAAAACGAGTGAACTGACAGGCCGGGCGTTGGACTGGGCTGTATGTCTGGCAATTGGTGGAGCGGCTAACAAGGATAATACGGAAGTTCAAGCGCCTAATCGCGATTATTACTTGCTCAGTAACGGCAAAGGTAACTTCACTCCCTCAACCGATTGGGATCAGTGTGGGGAGTTAATGGATAAATACTGCAAATCGTTCGGCATGGTTCAGCGTAGAGCCAATGAAACATGGCGTGCGTTTGCCTATGGTACGCCGCGGAACGGGCAGGACACAATGAGACTGGCATCTGGGGACACTCTGCAAATTGCGTTTTGCCGCGCTGTAGTCGCTGCACAGTTAGGCGACGAGATTGACATCCCTGATGAGCTGGTGGAGGGGGTATGACAGACGAACTCAAGTCGTGTCCTGAATGTGGTGGTGCAGATTTGGGTATTGTTGGTTTTAAGAATCGATCTTTTGTTGAATGCCACAAGTGTCTGTATTTCATTACAGAGAAAAATATGGAATTAGCCATATCAGCATGGAACCAGAGGGCAAATGACGGAGGTTAGGAATGGAAGTAGACTTTCTCTTCCATGAATCAACGAAACAATCTGCATGGCAACAGCTCAAAGAAGTTCTGGCAACAAACCAACCTCACCGTATCATCATCAAACCGTGGAAAAATACCCGATCACTATCTCAGAACGCTACCGCCCATATGTGGTTTGGCGAGATTAGTCGTTTTCTGAAATCTAACGGGGCGAAATTTTCACCAGATGAAGTTAAAGAGATGATGAAACACACGTTTCTCGGCTATGAGGTTGTAGAGCGGGTTGATGCCAGAACTCAGGAACCAGAGCGTGTCAGGACACTGCGCCAGACCTCCAAATTGGACACTGGCGAGATGTTTCGATTCATGGAACAGGTTGAGCAATGGGCTGCTGGTATGGGTTATTTTGTGACAATACCCGATGACAGCGAATACATGAAACTCAAGCGGAGGCAGGAACAGTGAATGAGCAACCCAAGAAACCACCACTGAAATTAACCAAAAAGCAGCGAGCGGTTATCCGGGAAAAATTCGGGGGTCGCTGTGCATATTGTGGACACGAATTACCCGCGACAGGCTGGCACGCTGACCACGGAGAGCCCGTGTTCAGGTTATCTAAATTTGTCAAAAATGAGAATGAGCGCGGTGGAAAATTCTTTCCTACTGGAGAAATGATGAATCCAGAGAATGACACCATTGAAAATATGATGCCCGCCTGTCGTAGCTGCAATATTTATAAACACAGTGCAGATATTGAAACATTCAGACGAATGATCACCAGACAATTACAAAATTCAATTAACAGAACGCAATGCCTGAGAACAGGCCAGCGGCTCGGCATATTGAAATTAGATACCGCGCCGATAGTGTTCTGGTTCGAAACATACACGGAGAATGTAGGTAATGAAAAAACAGGTACGGCGAAAATGTGAAATCTGTCGGGTGTGGTTCCATCCAAAATATGACCATGTATGGTGGTGTAGCCCGGAACATGGCGCAGAATTAGGAATGCGACGGCAAGATAAGAAATACGAAAAAGCCAGACAGAAGTTAGAACGAGAGCGACGACAAAAAGAAGTAGAAGCCCGAGACAAACTCAAAACCAGACGCCTAGCAGTAAAACCCCGCAGTTATTGGATTCAACAAGCCCAACGAGCAGTAAACGCCTACATCAGAGAACGAGACAGAGACCTGCCGTGTGTCTCCTGTGGCACGTACACGTCGTCTCAATGGGATGCAGGTCATTACCGGACAACGATAGCAGCATCCCAACTCCGATTTGATGAACGCAATATTCATCGTCAGTGCATTGTCTGCAACCAGCACAAATCAGGAAATATCGTTCCGTACAGGGTGGAGCTAATCCGGTGTATTGGTCTGGAACCGGTTGAGGCTATCGAATCGAATCATGATCGCCATCGCTGGACGATTGAGGAATGTAAGGCCATCAGGGATGAGTACCGGCAGAAGCTCAGGGAGTTGAGACAGGAGGCGGCATGACATTCGACAATTTCAGCGAGGCAATTTCCTATGCCAGAAGACGGCGACGGGATGAGAGGAAACACTTTGCGGTTCGGCAACGTAGCAATCATCTCTATGTTACTAGGTTATCACACTGTAAACGTCCTACATGGTCAACACTGGATGATCTGCGATTTGAGCATTACGGCGTAAAACCATACCCAGTCGTTAAATTAGAGCCGTCCGATACCCCGCTCATCATCGGTTTATTGGCCTCTGGTCTATCACAGGGAACTGTAGCCAATAAATTTGATGTTACACGCGGAGCGATACGGCGACTAATAACCAGAGTAAAACAACAACACACAGTATTGCCGGAGGTGAGATGAGGGGCAAGGAATCATTCCCATTGCTGGCCTATGTAGCCAACAAGAAAGATCTGCGCCGAGTATGGGGTAAAGGCTGGAAAACCATTACACCCAGTCAGCGCGTTTGGGTCAGGTATTTAATGATGATTTGGGGGAGACAATACGGAGGGAATGAATATCTCGGTGGAGAATGTAGCGTCATAGGCCGATTAATGACTCGTGAAGATTGGACTGATGCCGAAGGTGAACGGATCGTTAAAGTGGTTAAAGACCTGCATAAGTTAGGCTACGAAGGTGAAGGTCTATTCCAGAAGGCTCATGAAATCTTGAACCCCAAGCAATCACTAAGTGACATCATCGCTCTCGCCAAAGAATCAGATGATGCCGCATTCGTTGAAACGGTTCTGAATAAGACATTTAAGCTGGGTAATCCTATTCGTGATGTCGCCATTAAACGATATTGTGAACGCAAATACCCGCAAAAGATTGCTCGCGAGTTGTCTGGTCTGACTGGTTGTGATGTTCAATGGGCTAGAAAACGTGCCACATGGTCAGAAGAATTACTCGAAGAGGAAATGTATTACGCTATCAAGCGAGAGATTAGAAAAGAAAGCCATGAAACATATCATTGAGTATAAATATTTTCTAAATTAACTTGATTTTGGGAAATTTAAGTGTATATTTTGTGTTATGCTCGGGTGGTAAAACCGAAAAGCAGTTAAGCCTCACTAAATCAAGTGGGGCTTTTTCATTTCTACCCGTTGTAAATCCAACTACGAAAAGATATCTCGTAGTTCGAAATCCCAGACTTGCGGGATATTTAGATGAATATTTCAAGGCTGCACTTCGGTGTGGCCTTTTTCATATCTGGAACTTTGGCGTAGAGGGTTCGCGCGGATGCCTGAAGAGCATTAGGACTCGGTTCGATTCCGAGAGGTTCCACCAAATTATCGAAGGTCGCTAAGGCGGCCTTTTTTATTACCTACGCAATGAGGAAATTAACCATGTACGCATTAAAGCTAATCACAGAAAGAAACGGTCGTTCAGTAGAAGAGTCATGGATCTTGGGGGACATGTACCGCCTGGAGTTTTGCCCGAAAGATGTCGCTGATAATGTTATTGCCCGTGTCGAGCATAGCCATAACGGTAATCTGATTAATCATGACATCAAAAAAACAGACCAAGCCTACATTACCACTCTGGCGGGTGACACTGTTCGCACGGTCTGTCGAGGTCGATCAGTAAGTCAGGCCGCATGATCAATACAGAGCGTCTATATCTGGGCGCTCGATATTGATTATTACCAAATTTTGCCGCCAATCACTCACAGTGATTCTGCATTTTTTTGTTGTCTTTTTGTGCTAACAGATTAGAGATGGTTAACTTTTTTCAGTAGTATTGACCGGCTGATTTTCAGCTTAATACTACTGCATGAGGTTAACATGAAGGATGGAATTTACTTTGTTTCTTTCCGAAGTAATGTTCAGGATTTCGGGAACGGAGCTGTTGTAGTAAGAAATAATGTTATAAATGGTGGCGATTATGTGTGCACATACAGAGGAAGGCTAACTCACAATAGCATCATTCTGACTGTAGAGCAGCATAATAAAGAAGGCACCTCTGTTTTTGGGAATATATCTAAATTCAATCTTCTTTTATCAGTTCAGGAGACAAGTATTGGCTATTCACTGAATGGTGTTGTTGAAGGAATGCCAGAACTGAAAATTGAAACACAAGCAAAATTCATCGGAGATCTAATTTCATAGTCTCCGACTGACTAAATAAAGGCTGCATGGTGCGGCCTTTTTTGTTGGAGAAAATCATGAAAAATTTATGTATCGATCTCTGTATAAAGGTTTCCGGTAAAACCAAAGAGCAACTCGCACTGTCTTGGGCATTTCATTACTTTGTGACCCGTTCCAGATTCAAGGCCTATTGGCGTACAGTTTGTGGTTAAAGTTTGCTTTGTCATTAATAGCCTCATGCAGAAGCTTGGCAAAGTATTGCGCTTAAAGGTGGAGTTGCGCCCACCACTTCTTTAGTACTTTCAATTTCCTTTTAACTAACTCACAGGGGCGACCATAGCTCACCCCACGGACGCCCATTGTTCAAATGGGGTGGAATATGCGTATGCCAAACAAAGATCCGATTGAACTCTACCAGTGGCTGATACTTCTGCTGCTTTCTGCATGGGGCGGAATAGTCCGCTACATCATCGATATAAAAACCAGCAACGCCCGCTGGAGCTGGATTGGGGCATTTGCCCAAATAGTCGTTTCGGGATTTACCGGACTGATAGGCGGATTTATCAGTCTCGAAGCGGGGCTGAGTTTATACCTGATGTTCGTTAGTGCTGGCGTGTCCGGCGCAATGGGGAGCATCGCCCTAACCTATTTCTGGAACAGACTGACAGGTGAACAAAGATGAGCAGAGGCATTCGCAACAACAATCCAGGCAACATTGACCACCACTCAGCGAATAAGTGGCAGGGTCAATTGCCCCACGACCCGAGTATAGAAAAGCGGTTCTGTCGGTTTGAGTCACCAGAGTATGGGATTCGGGCGCTGATGAAGTTGCTGTGTAATTACCACAAAAAAGGCTATCAGACAGTCGCGAAGATGATAGACCGATGGGCACCAAATGTGGAAAACAACACTTCGGCTTATATCAAGGGTGTGGCCAAGGCATTAGGTGTCGATCCTCATCAGGTGATTAGTGTCGATAAGGTCACATTGATTGCATTAGCCAAGTCCATCGTCCGGCACGAGAACGGCAAGCAACCGTATTCCGATGACATTTTCACACGGGCATTTGAATTGCTATGAAGTGGCAATTCAAAATCGGTGCAGTGATTGTGGCTCTCGCGCTGATTGGGGCAGCAGTCCATTCCATCTACTCAGTGTATGCAGAAAACGGACGGTTAACTCAGGATATTGAGACGCTGAATAAGTCTCTCTCAGAACAGGTCGCCATCAACGCCACCCGGCAAGAGCACATCCGGCATCTCGCAGAACTGGATGCCAAACACATTCGGGAACTCGACAATGCCAAATCTGAAATTGACACTCTTCGGTCTGATGTTGCCGCTGGCCGTCGCAAGCTGCGGATCAAAGCCGTCTGCCCCGTGCGTGAAACCACTTCCTCCCGCGGCATGGTCGATGCAACCACCGTCGAACTCACTGGAGAAACTGGATCAACTGTTCTCGATATCCGAGAAGACATCATCAACGACAGAGCAAAACTGAGATATTTGCAGGATTATGTGAATACCGAGTGTGGGAGAAAGAATAATGGCTAAGTTTCGAAAAAAACCAGTAGTTATTGATGCGTTCCTGTTCAAAGGTGAAAGTAATCTAAACCCAGAGATACCAGAGTGGTTTGTTGATGCCGTTCTAAATAGTGAAATAAAGGCTGAGCCTGACCACATAATCATTCGCACATTGGAAGGTAATCATCGTGCTGACATTGGGGATTGGATTATCCAAGGGATAAAAGGAGAGTTATACCCGTGCAAGCCCGAGATCTTCGAGTTGACCTATGAGGCTATAGCACCGCAGAGCCAATGATACTGGGGTTACAGGAGTATGTTAGGAGTCAGTGTCAGTGAAATAGTTTCTCTCTGTAATCGCTTCGCGATTATATCCAATCGAAATGGTTAAAAAGTGATCTGCATAACATTTACTGCCATCAGTTAACGCTGGTGGCATTTTTGTATCTGAGTTCCGCGCACCGCAGCGCATCTTGATTACACCGAACCTTCCTTAGGAATGAGCCTTTGAGGAATCAGCTTTATGGCTGATGCTGCCTCGGTGGGGCTGATTTCCTATGCGGCAAAGGTTCATTACCTAAGCAAGGATAAGCATCATGAATTACCCAACTATCGTAATTGAAAACATTCAAGTCCGTAGTAATGAGCACGGAACTTATAACCTTAACGACCTGCACAAGGCAGCAATAGCGGGAGGCTTAGCGCAAAAGTGGCAGGTGCCTAGTCAGTTTCTTTCTTCCGATGGAATTCAAGCATTTATAGATGAAGTTTCCAAAGTGCTAAAAAACACTTTGGAGCAAAATCAAATACTTGATGTTATTCGTGGGGGCGCTTATCGCGGCACATGGGCACATGAGTTAATTGCTCTTCGTTATGCTGCTTGGCTCTCTCCAGCGTTCGAGGTGAAAGTTTACCAAACATTCCGTGCTTTTATTCTTGGTCACTTAAGCAAATTTGCCCAAGCCAATCGACTTGAACTTGAGTATCAAAGCAAGAAACGAAGGGTTAGTACGGCCGCCAGAATAATGAATAGCTGGGGCGTTGGTGGCGAGAAGCAGAGGATTGAATCAGACAGAGAATTGCTGGCTAAAGAAATACAATTTTCCATTCCCGGTCTGGAGGAAGTGAAATCATGAGAATGCCAACCCATGAGTTTTTATGCTGGCGTGTTGCCGAAGCCTACTGTTATCACCTAATGAAAATCAATCAGAGCCTAGTGTATCGACATCTGTTTGGGGACATACAGGTCAACCAGCATTTCATTGCTGGCCTGCTTGATGGCAGGCTAAATGAAAAGCTCAGTTCCAGTAGTCAGGCATTGTTTTACGATAGGCTACTTGAGCCATATGAGAAAAAGCCCAGTGAGCGCGTCGTCTTTATAGGTGGTGTTGCACCAGAGCTTAGTAAACGCGGTAAGCGTTACATGAATGCTTTCCTGCATGAGTTCGGGATAATGCTAATGGACATTGGTATCAGAGAGACAAGCGGATTTTACCGCCTGCCGACTGACGAAGAAATGAATCTGAAAAAGGTAAGAGTATGAAACTATCAGATTTAGATCCCGTGGTTCAGGCCGAAGTTCTCAGGGTGGCGCATGACTATACGAAGACGCAACGAGATGTTTTATCAGAAAGAAGGCGTGTTCCGACTGATGAACCCCGATGGTATCGAGAAAAATTAGACGAGGCCGTGAGTGGAATGCTTGCGTTATATAAATCTAAGTGACCCTTTCACAAAATTCTGCAAAGCATCCACATTCGGGTGCTTGATAGAGGTTTGTATAGGTTTTGGGCTTCGGTGGTATCGTCCGAATAGCGGGTTATATAAACCGAACCAGTTATTTATTCTAATTTATGGGGAAATGGAACATGGGACAACAAACAAATCAGGTTGGTTGCCCTAGCAAGCTGACTGGCGAGCTAATCGCTAAGGCAAAAGAATATCTGTATGGCGGTTACAAAGATGAAGAAGAAGCGGTCATTCCAAGCGTTGCAGGACTGGCCTGTTATCTCGCTATAGCGCGTTCAACTGTTTATGAATATGCGAAGCAATCAGAAGAGTTTTCGGACACGTTAGAAGGGATTTTGGCGCTACAGGAAAGTAGGCTGATTAATAAAGGCCTGTCAGGTGATTTCAACGCGACTATTACTAAGCTGATGCTGGCTAATCACGGTTACTCTGATAAGCAGGAAATCGATCACCGTTCCCCTGATGGCTCAATGTCCCCGCAACCCACCAAGGTGATTCTGGTTGCCGGAGGTCAGAATGACAATAGCGAGAATTGAACTCCCGCCCAAACTCATTCCGGTATTCAGTGGTGACTATCGTTATCGCGGTTCATACGGTGGGCGTGGATCAGCTAAGACTCGTTCATTTGCATTAATGACGGCTATTCGTGGCTACATGGCAGCACAGAACGGACAATCGGGCGTGATACTCTGCGCTCGTGAGTACATGAACTCCCTTGAAGAATCATCAATGGAGGAAGTGAAACAAGCAATACGCTCTGTTCCGTGGCTGGCTAACTTCTACGAGATTGGCGAGAAGTACATTCGAACAAAATGTAAGTCAGTAAGCTATGTATTCGCTGGGTTGCGTCACAACCTCGACAGTATCAAGTCTAAAGCACGAATATTAATTGCGTGGGTTGATGAGGCTGAATCCGTATCAGAAACCGCATGGACAAAACTCACACCAACAGTTCGTGAACCAGGTTCTGAAATTTGGGTGACGTGGAACCCAGAAAGAGACGGAAGCGCCACCGATAAACGATTCAGAGAGAACCCACCGGAAAACTCGATAATTGTCGAGATGAACTACAACGACAATCCGTGGTTTCCGTCTGTGCTGGAAGAAGAGCGGCTGAGTGACCAATCACGTCTTGACCCGAACACCTACGCTTGGATATGGGAAGGGGCTTATCTCGAAAACTCCGATAAGCAAGTTCTAGCTGGTAAGTACAAAATCGAATCATTCCCTGATGACCTATGGCAGAAAGCGGACAGGCTACTGTTTGGTGGGGATTTCGGCTTTGCTCGGGATCCCAGTACTCTTCTCCGTATGTTCATTCTGGATAACATTCTGCATATCGAATATGAAGCCTACGGTATAGGGGTGGAACTCGACCACATGCCAGCATTTTACGACAAAATACCCGAGGTGCGTAAGTGGCCGATAAAAGCTGACTCTGCCAGACCGGAGACAATCAGCTATCTCAAGCGGCAGGGATTCAATATCTCAGCCGCCAAGAAGTGGCAAGGCAGCGTAGAAGATGGCATTTCCTACCTGCGCGGCTTCACGAAAATCATCATCCATCCACGCTGCAAAGAAACAGCAAAAGAAGCCCGTCTCTACTCATACAAGACAGATCGTATCACGGGCGACGTTCTCCCCACGATTGAGGATAAGCACAACCATTGTTGGGATGCTGCTCGTTATGGGCTGGATGGGTATATCAAAGGCAGGACAACAGTTTGGGACATCATGTAATGAGCAAAAGAAAAAATAGCCGGAAGGCTAAAACTCCGTACAGGACTGCCCCACGCCTTAGTGATGGTCTGGTCAGTACACACACTTCAATTGGCGAACGGGTAGCGGCAATCAAGTACACGGGCAATAAGGCAGATGTACAAGATAAAGAGTTGCTCTCAATGTACAAAAACTCATGGGTGGTGAAGAAGTTTATCAACAAAACCGCCGATGACATGTTGAAACTTCCCCGTGAGCTATCTGGCGATATTGATGAAGAGTTGAAAACACGGATAGAAGACATTGAGCGCGAGTTAGATGTGTATGGGATCTATCGTGATGCTCTGACTTGGGCATCATTGCTGGGGGATTCGCTGATAGTGGCGGTGACTGATTGTCCTGATGAAATGATTAGTGAACCGCTAAATCTCCAGTCAGAGGATATCATCAAGTTTCTGGTTCTGAGAAAGGGGGAATACTCACCCTCTGATAAAGTCATCTCTGATATTGCCTCACCATATTTTGGGCATCCTCAGACCTATCAGCTCAGTATCGGCAGTCAGCAACTTAAGTTTCACCATTCACGTTGTCACCGTACAAAGCTGGGTCAACGCAGCCTGAAAGATATCGCCAAACACGGCACATCAGATATTCAAGCGCCCTATGAAGCTATCAAAATCTTCGATGCAACCATTGTGAGCACGGGTGACACAATCCAAGAGGCAAACGTTGATGTTATTTTTCTGCCGGACTTAAATCGCCAGATTGACTCAGGGCAAGAAGCACAGGTAGTCGAGTATGCCCGAGTGATGAAACAGACCAAGTCGTCAACGGGGATGATGCTGATAGATGCTGGTGATAGCGCGATGCAGAGCCGCTATGAACAGAAAAACGCGCAATTTAATGGTCTCTCCGATGTGATAACCCGAATGATTAACGTGCTGGCGGGAGCGCTGGACAGACCAATCACTATTCTGTTTGGTCAATCTGCTAGCGGGTTTGCCTCTGGGGAAGAAGATAACAAGGCGTACTACGAGACCATCAACGGCTTGCAGGAGTCCAGATTGCGTCCCATGCAGGATTTCGTTGATCAGTTCATTCTCGACAAGCTAACGATTGATGTTGAAATCAGTTACACCTACCCCTCTATCTACAGCGTCAACGAAGCAGAACAGGCGAACCGATTTGGACAGTATGCAACGGGATTCACAGCAATGGTTCAGGCGGGCTTTCTTCCCGAAGACATAGCATTGCGTGAGATGGTTGCTCGCGGCGTTCTGACCACGGTTACAGAAGAGGATATTAGTTCATTGGCAGGAGTAAATAATGAGCAATGGAGCAATCAGCCTGAAAGAGATGCTGGAGCGCAAGCAGGGGCGACTCAAATCCCGCAATCGGCTAATGCGTCCGCCTACTCCCAGTAAAAGGACAGAGGTTTGGTATCGTGACAAGCTCATTGAATTTATCAGGATGATGCAGGATGTCGTGATAGAAGACCTGCAACGCCCAATACTGAACGACGCACCAGATTCACCTCCCCTCTCAATTACCGCGCGACTCTCACGAGCAATCCAGAAACTGGCGAATATGTCCATTCTCGATATGGCACGGCGGTTGTCATTCGGTATGGTCAAACGCGCCAATGAGCAAAATAAGTCGCAGACGCAAAAGACCTACCAGTCTGTATTTGGGATTGATTTGACAGGTATGTTGGGTGATGGCGCAGTAAAGAGTCAACTCGACGGCGCGTTAAAAGAGAATGTTAATTTAATCAAATCGATACAGACGGATTTCATCAACGATATCGGGGAAAAAGTTTTCACCAATCTAACCAAAGGCGGGCGACACGAGAATTTAGTCTCTCTCATTCGTGAGCGTGGTCAGGTCACACAAAGCCGAGCAAAACTCATTGCCCGTGACCAGACCGCGAAACTCAATGCCGCCCTGACCGAGACAAGGCAGAAAGCGCTTGGACTTGACCTGTACGAATGGGGTGGCGCGGGTGATGAGCGAGAACGGGTAACCCATGTCGCTCTGAATGGCAAAACCTGCAAATACTCAGATCCCACCGTCTATTCAGACGATGGCGGTAAAACGTGGAAGAAACGCTCAAGTATCAAAGGGTATGAAGGCGCACCCGGCACAGACTATCAGTGTCGTTGTGTGGCTCTTCCAAAAGTCTCATGGGATTAATTCATGACGTGGAAACGAACACCGCAGGGTTACGTTGAAACCTCTGCGCGGATAACTCGTGCTGGCCCAGTGGAGTATTACGGACACGAAGTCGGGTTAACCGGAAAAGACATCAATAAGAAGATCACCATTCACCGCACCATCGAAGAACTCTCCAAGCCTGAAACCCTAAAATCATTTGACGGATTAACACTGACGCTAACGCATCCAGATAGCGGTGAGGTTAACGCTGACGAGTGGAAGGATAAGACTATTGGTCACATTCAGAACGTTAGGGCTGACGGTGATTACATCGTCTGTGACGCTTATCTGAAAGATGCCAAGGCCATTCAGGTATTGGAGGAAAAAGGGATACGGGAACTCTCTGTGGGCTATGAGCCTGCTGAGTTAATTGAGAAAAACGGTGGATTACATCAAATCAATATTCGCGGCAATCATGTTGCCGTAGTAGCTGAGGGGCGCTTAGGCGACACCTGTAGATTAAACGACAAGAAAGGTAGACCAATGATTAAGACATTGAAAGATGCCATTGCATTACTCAAGGGTAAGCGCACTAAAGATGCCGAGGGGCAACCTCTGACCGAGGAAGAGCTGATCGGCATGATTGATGCACTGGAAAAAACACTGCAAGAACTGGAAGGCAATGCAGCACCAGAGACCACAGCGAAAGCGCAGGAAATCGTGGCTCAACTGGCGGAGCTAAAAGCTCAATTGGAAGCATCAAAAGGCGCAGCACCTCCACCCAAGCCAAATGATGACGATCCGGCTGCTGGTGGTACGGATGACAAAGACGCACGCATAGCAGCACTGGAAGCTGAAAACGAACAGTTGAAAACAGAAAACGCCTCGCTCAAAGAGGAACTGGAAAAGCTGAAAGGTGAGAGCGACACCAGTTCTACATTGAACGATGCCAAAGTGAGATTCCCGAAAGTGAATTTCAACGATGCCAAATCCTCGCGTGATGTCCGTGCGGCAGTTCTGTTAAGCACCAAAGTGTTTAACGACGCTCAGGTCAAGGCGATGTCTGACGATGAAATTCGTGCAGCATATGCGGCTGTTCAGGCGACATCAAAACCACGCAGCAATATCGGTACGCATATTCTCACTGACTCAGCGCAAGCAGCGAAAAAGTCAGCGTCTCAACGTTTCGGAGGTAAATAATCATGACATTTGGATTTACAGATTGGGATGCCGAGAGAGGCACGATTAAGCCCGGTTCTATCAAGCGGGCTTCCAGCTCAAACGACAAGATTTGGGGTGAAGAAAACCGCACTGAAACAGATTTGCCATACGGTACTTTTGTTGCAGTAAATCCAGAAGGTGGAGTGAAGACCCTCTCATCTCTGACGGATGTGATCCACGGTATTGTCGTTCGTGATATCTACGGTGATAAAGCACCGCACAAAAAACAGGTAAACATTGGTCATTTTTCTCACGGTGACTGCGTAGGCGCGTTAGCAGTAGAAGGCGATGAGTTTACTCGTGGTAGTAAGGCGTATGTTGTTGCAACTGGCAAGAACGCAGGGAAAGTGACTATCACGGCAAAAGGCAACATCGATTTAGGTTATTGGGTTGAAGAAGTTAGCGCCGGTAATCACTGCGTGGCTATCACCCTTGGTTACACTCAAAAAGTAGGAGAGTAATAGATGGCTATGGAAACCGCATACTTTGAAGAAGTATTGCAAGAGGCGCTGACTGAGCGCGATATGGAGTTGCAAGAAAAGGAACTCCCTGAACTGAATATCGGTGAAGCACTGCCGATTGCGGAAGGGCTGGATTTCTCCCTTGAGTACGTTAATTTTGGTGTGACTGATGTTATGGGTTCACTGAAAGACGGCATCATCGGTAACAAAACCAACTCACTGAAAACTATCGATAGCGATATCGAATGGCACAAAGCACCTGTGGGTCAGTGGGCTAAAGCGGCGACTTGGACTCAGCAAGAACTGGAAAAGATCGCCCGCCTTAACATTAACCTGCAAACACAAAAGCAAGATGACCTGTACGCCAACGCAATGGCAACCATTCAGTATGCTGGGTACGTTGGTCATGAAGATGTGAAAGGACAGGAAGGCTTGCTGACAGGTGGGAAAGTTCAGCTAATCACCGAAGTAACGGGTAAGTCTATCAAGGATATGAAGGCAGAAGAATTCATCAACATGGTTCTTGATGCCTATAACGTGGCATGGGCTAAATCGGGTTATCGCATTCAGCCGACACACGTTGCGATGGATGCGCGTGATTTCATGCTGGCAATGCAGAAATTTGATACTAACAGCGTGATTGTTGGTGTTGACCTTCTGCCAGTATCAGCAATGGATCGCATTATGGCGGCACTGCGTAAGGCATCAAACGATAACTCATTCAGCATCACGTTCGTGAAGATTCCGTCTAACTTTGCGAAGGGTATTGTTAAAGGCAAAACCCGCTTAGCGATCTACACGTACAATGATGCATATATCGAAATGAAAGTTCACATGCCTGAACTGCTGCCTGTTCGTGCTCGTGACCTGCTGACTTTCGAGTGTGGCTATCGCTCCGCGTTCGGTGGTGCAATGTGGAAGCAGCCACAGTCTGCCGTGTATGTAGATTACAAAAGCTCATAACCACAGGGGGTAACATGGATTTTCTCACCCGTTACCCCGAATTTGCCAAAGTTGACGAAAATCGCATCGAGATAGCGCTACAGGATGCTGCTAACCAAATGAGCAGCAAAGTATGGAATAAGCTCTATGAACAGGGGCGACAGGCGCTTGCTGCTCACTTCCTCTATGTCTCTGGCGCATTAACCCGACGCGGTAACAGCAACGGAAAACCCGTACAAATAGCCATGAGTAAATCAGCGGGTGGATTGTCCACCGGCTACTCTGCGCCTGATGCGGGGTTCGGGGCTAACCATGAGGGCTATGCGTCCAGTTCCTACGGGCAGACGTATTTGAGTCTGCGTAAGTTGGTCTCTCGACATATGTTGGTGGTGCGATGATTAGAAACTCTGGCAATTTTCAAGGGGATGGACTCAAGGCGTTGGCGGCAAAACTACGTGAGATGGAAAAATTACGTGTTTATGTTGGAGTGCCAGCATCGAAAAATCAAAGGAACGATGAAACAGGTATTAGCAATGCAGTTGTCGCGGCTGCTCATGAATTTGGTGTGCCTGGTCATATTCCTGAGCGTTCTTTTTTGCGTTCAACGGTAAACGAAAACAAAGAGAAAGCGGCAAAATTTCTTGCCAAGAATATCCGGGAAGCCTTGTTAACCGATGGGGATAAAGAAACACCATTTGCCCTGCTTGGTGAGAAAATGGCGGGAGAAGTTAAACGGAAAATTCAGGCTGGCATAGTTCCCCCGCTAGACCCGAAAACCATCAAGCGCAAGGGGTCATCCAAGCCTCTTATCGACACAGGGCAGTTACTCCAATCCATTACTTACGAGGTACGCGAAGATGGATAACTTTGTTGACGATATCTTTGATGACGATTTCTTCCGGCAAGAACATGAATTCACTTCTCCTGATGGGAATAGCCGAACATTGGTCTGTATCGTTTTCCCAGCCGGAGAGGATGACCTGAAAATTCTACCGGAGGGGGATCGCTATAACCCAACTGTCAAAGTACTGACTCAGGAAGAAGTGAAAGTGAAAGATTTACTCTTCTGGAATGGCTACCGCTGGCGCATCGTCAGTAATGCACGTTGGAATGACTATGGATACTACGACTCTCTCGCAACTCGATATGAGGGCAGTCAGACAGACGATAGCGACGGTTTTGAAATCACGTAAGGAATTGCCAGTACTGGATGGTGACGGTGAAACTGATGTCTCTGATATGAACCATTTTATTACGGTCAATCGGGTGACATCGGAACTGATAGGCGAGGAATACAAGTTCGATGCAGACAGGGAAGTCGAAATCATCACCGTCACCCGCGAAACCCTTATCTCTGTCAATGCTTTCGGCAAAAACTCATATCTCATTATTGAAAAACTCGCCACTGTTCTCAGAACCAGCTACGCACAATCGCTACTGACCCGTATCGGGGCTGGACTGGTCAGGAAATCCCAGATTCGAAACCTGCCTACCGCCATTGCTGGCGGTAAAGAACAGCGCGCCCAAATCGATTTAACTCTCTCTCATATCCACCGAATAGAAACGCCAATGAATCAGGCGAGAACGGTCGATATTACTGTTTATGAGGATTAGCAATGAGCTTATCTATTAAAGAGGTGGTCAATGCTCAGATCATGCCACAGGCAATGGCGGCACAGCGCCGTGATTTGAGCATGGTCGCCATTTTCACACCTGAAATCGGGAGTGCGTTCACGGATGACACGACACGTTACGTTATTGTGTCCAGTGCGCAGGATGCCGCTAACCTATTCGGCACGAAATCGGAGGCATATAAAGCGGCACAATCGTTGTTTTCTGTGCGCCCTACTCCAAAGCGCGCCTTAATCGGTCGATGGGCGAAGGCGAAGCAGGAAATCCCCGCCACAGCTAACGCACTGAGAGGTTCGACAATATCAGTGGGTATCAACGCATTTAAGGCCATTACTGACGGATCAATGACACTGAATGTCGGCGGTAAAGATACTTCCCTCTCCACCCTGAATTTCAGCAAGGCGATTGATTTTTCTGATGTCGCGGGCGTTATACAAAAAGGTCTACCTGAAAACAGTAATCTGTCTGTTATCTGGGATGCCACAGGGCATCGAGTCATCATTCAGGCACAGGCAGCCGGAGCCAATCCAGCGACCAAACTCGGCTATGTCACTCAGTCAAATGTGGGAACCTATGTCGGCAATATGCTGAAACTGGAAGACGGACAAGCTTCGATTGTCGTTGGCAAAGCGGCGGTCACGGTTGAACAGGAATTGCCGTCCGAAGCACTGCATAAACTCCAGAACGTGTATCAGGACTGGTACGGCGTGTATTTTGCTGACGCTATCACTGATGAGCAATTGGATGATGTGCATACATGGGTGGCATCTGCTGAGATGAAAGTCGCGGCATACACGGCTCTGCGTGATGAGCTGCTTGACTGGGACAATAACAATATCCTGAAAAAGCTGTACGACAAAAAATCAGGTCGCCTGATGGTGCAGTACAACAAAACAGGTGATGACCACGCCGCCGTTTCTCTGCTGGGGATTGCATTATCTACCAATTGGAACGCGCAGAACTCGGCCAAGACCGTCAAGTTCAAACAGCAAACGTCCGTGCGTTCTGATGACCGGATAACTTTATCCGATGCTGAGAAGTGTAGGCGCTTAGGCGTGAACTTCTATACCGACTATGACAGCGTCTCAATGCTGGCTGAGGGTGTCATGTTAGGCGGTGTGTTCATTGATGAAACCGTTGGCCTTGATGCTTTCTTGGATGCTTGCCAGAAACAGGCGTTCACGACCCTACAGGCTAACCCCACCAAAATTTCACAATCTGATAAAGGTCAGGCGATGTTGATCGGCGCTCTGACCGTCATCGGTAATGAGTTCGTGCGCAATGGGTTTCTGGCGGGTGGACTCTGGCGCGGGAACGAGATAGGCGAACTGAATTACGGTGACAGACTGGACGAGGGGTTTTACTTCTACTCAGACAGTTATGACCTGCAATCAGAGGCTGTTCGTGAAGAACGTAAAGCCATGCCTATCATGTGTGCAATCAAACTGGCGGGGGCTATCCACTCCGTTGATCTGCTAATCCAATTTAACCGCTAAGGGGTAAACATGGCTCAATATAATCACGCTCAATCCATACTGACTATCTCTGGTTATGAGATTACAGGCTACGAGAATACAGGCGATGCGCTGAATATAGCGCCCGTGGGTGATGATGGCGACATTACCTATGGTGTGAACGGCAATGGGGTATTCGTTGCTACCTGCAATAAGGGAATGATACTCACCCTCAAATTGTTGCAACACTGCGCTGATAATGAATTCCTCAACAATCTGCGCAACATTCAAATAAATACACCGAAGGCGTTTTCACCGCTGCATATCTATTACAAAGATACGATTAACGGCGATGAGATTCTTTTGGAAAGCTGCTTCTTTACCACGCCGCCAACAGCTACCCGTGGTACGACACATAACGGTACATCGTGGACACTGAAATCCACAACCTCGACCATGAAGCTCAAGAAAGGAATTTATAACTCATGATTATCGATAACATCACTTACGAACACCGCCAGGCGAATTTCATGGATGCCAAAAATCACGCAATGAAATTGATTGGCCTACTGAAAGGCTGCATCAAAACTTCCGGAGTCTCTGAGACTGGAAAACCCCTCGTTGACGTGGATTTAGGGGCGATTTTATCCAATATTGGCTCGCCCGAAATGGCCGGCGTTGAACAATTCATTCTGAAATATATCACGGCCACGGATGAGTCAGGTGAAACTGTCCTGTTGCAGAGACCGGATACCGCCAATAGCCACTGGAACGCTCACCGTTCACATTATTTTCAGGTGATTTATGACGGGGTGATATTCCATTTCGCGGATTTTTTGCCCGCTGGGGTCGCATCTGCGAAAAATATCAATCTCTCGGCGATCCTCGGCAAGTAAGTTCCTCCTCCTCCGATGTGGACTGGTTGAAAATGACTCCAATCCTACGCGGAAAATACACAGGCCATGACCTGAGAACCACAGCAACCCTTTCTGATGTGCTTGATTTCCATGAGGCGCACGTCGAAGAGTTGCTGGCAAAACAGAGGGCGAATGATGCAAATCGATGAGCTGCTCGTCAGCATTGGCGTGGACACAACACAGGCAGCCAAAATCAATGATGTCATTGTTGCCCTCGCTGCTGCTGCGGTACAGATTGCGAATGAGGCCAACAAGATCAACCAGAATATGGATGATATCGGCGATAACACCTCTGACAATCTGGACGAAGCCGGGCAGAAAGCGGAGGAAGCACAAGGCTCCCTGAACAAGCTAAAGCTACTGGCAGTCGGTGTAACTGCTGTCGTTGGCATGGCCACAGCTAAAGTCATGGGATTCATTAACGAATCACTGGCAGGTGCTAAAGAACTGGCTGAACAGAAAGGCTTGTTGTACGACATTTCAAAGCAGGAACTGGCACAGGCTGACGAGTATCAGGAGGCGATGCAAAAGACGGGGCTGGCGATCCAGTCAGTTAAGACTAAAATCGCCTTAAATCTCGTCCCCTCCCTGACGGCTATCGTGAAGAAGTTCAATGACTGGATAACTGCCAATAAAGATTTAATCACCAAAGGATTAACTAAAGTTATCCAGGCAGGCGGCAAAGTCATTCAGGTTGTCATGAACTCAGTGAAAGCCGTTGATAAAGCCATTGGCGGGACGATTGGCTGGAAAAACGCACTATTGATACTGGCGGGCGTACTGGCAATAGTTAAACGCGGGATGATCATGACGTTCATTGCCAACCCCGTTTTCTGGGTCATTGCCGCCATAGCCGGACTGATGCTGCTACTGGATGACCTGATGGTCTACCTTGACGGTGGAGACTCCCTATTCGGTGATTTCTGGGGAGCGTGCATCAAATGGATAAAGGATGTTAAGGCGTGGTGGAATAACTTATCCGGTGAGATGCAGACCACGATAAAGCTCATCGGCGGCATGTTAGCGATAATGTTTGGCTCCAATGTATTTCTGGCGGTAACAAAAGGCGTGGGTGGATTTGCTAGTGCACTGAAACTCATCTTCTCCCCTATCTCCCGGGTAATAACGCTGGTCATGACAGCGGGCAAAGCCTTTATCTGGCTGGGTCGTGCGCTAATGATGAACCCCATCGGATTAGTGATAGCGTTAATTGCGGGGCTGGCCTATGTCCTGTATGACCTGTACCAATGGATAACCACAGGAGAATCGGCATTCGGTGGCTTCTGGAAGATGATTGCCAAGACGTGGCAGGAGATTAAGCGGATATTCCGTGACGGCTTTAAATACATCCTGAAACAGTTCGGCATGAATGAGCAGGATGCTAATCGGTTCGTTGATAAACTAGGAGAAGGATTTAGCTTTATCTGGTACTGGATTACCTACCCATTCGTAGCCGCATTCAAGTTCGTCAAAGGCCTATATAGCATCTTCACCGATGACTCGACAACATGGACAAAGAAACTCGGTAAGATCTTTGACCTGATCCTTGACTTACTGACTACCCCATTTAAAGAGGCGTTCAAGTTCGTTCTGAGCCTATTCGGGCTGAACGAAAATGACGTAAGTAAGTTTGTTGATGGTATCGGTAAGCGATTCTCTGAGGTGAAGGAACTGATTAAGAAGCCATTTAAGGATGCGCTGGATTGGGTAATGGAGTACTACAACAAAGTGGCTGCTAAGATTAAGGCTGTAAGTGACTTTTTTACTGGAAATACAAAACCAGATGAACCCACCTTTGGTTTTAGTGATGATGATCTTAAAAATATTCAATCTTCTGTTATGGCTGGCTCAGGGGGATTTATCGGTAGTGCTGTTGCTAATGCTAGCAATACCACTAATAGCGCTGTACAGGGTACCCAATACGGAAATGTCACTATACATCAATCAGTAACAGGCGGGTCTTCTGAGGCTGTAGCTCAGCGGTCTATTGATGGATTCAGTAAAGCATTAAAAGCTGCTGGCTACAATACAAAAAACCAGTTAACTAACGGAGCTGGGTAAAGTTTGCTTCCGATTGCAGTTTCTTAGTGGTTTAATTAATCATCAATCTTTTTTTGAGAGAATCATTATGAAAAAATTGTTATTACCAATTATCTTGGCTGTTTTTTTAGCTGGATGCGGCGAAAAAGAGTTAAAGATAGATGCATCAAACCCTGAGGTTTTAAAGACTTCTACGCAAGCTATTTATAAATCACTTGATAAAGATGAGGCAGCAAAATTCAAAGCGGCTGTTCTTAATGTTGGGTTGGCTGCTCGCTTAGTAACAGACAACGAAGAAGATAAGGTAAAAGCAATCAACAAGATGATCGGAGGCAAAACCGCCAAAGAAATCATCGCTATGGATGAGAAGAAGTAAATTAGCCCCGCGAGGGGCTTTTATTGGAGATGCTTGTAAGTGAGCGGCAAGCGCAGATTGGTGAGTATGAAGAAGTGATAGCAGCCAATCCACAGATGACTTTAATTATCTAAATTTTTGTATATACAGATTTAATAATCATGTAATGCATTTTATCTATTGATGATACAAAACTCATAGATACTTATGAGTCTTTTTGAGTTGTTTGGATCTGTTTCGTGGTGTACTCTGTATATACAGATTAACCATAGGTTAAAGACGCCGATACATGAAGCTCTTGATTTCATCAAACATCAGATTGAAGTTGGCAGACAAAAACCCGCCTGTTAATGAAGAAGATATACTCCAGTGTTTTTCGAATCGGGTTGGATACTTCCTTGAAGACACAAGGGAAGATAACAGAACTGACCCGCCGACTAAGTGGTTTATATCTGAAACTGATTATGGTGTTAAGTTAAAGATAGTCTTTATTTATTACCCAGAAAAAGGGGTTGCTATAAGGACGGCTTATGCACCTAACGAAGATGAATTAAGAATTTACAAAAAATACGGCCTAGGAACAGAGAAATGAGCAAACAAACTGATAAGCGAACACACCTGATAGCTTCCACTAATGACGCGTGGGATAACGGTGAGCTTGGATGCAGTGAAGCTCACGTTAAAGTATCTGATGACATAACAGAAGATCTGATTAATGAAGCGTTGGACTTACAGCCAATTTCAATCAGATTAAATAAATCTCTGATAGAAGATTTGAAAATGATAGCCGACCTTAGTGGTTTAGGCTATCAGCCATTAATCAGGCAAGTTTTAAATCGCTTTGCCAATAGTGAGAAAAAACGGATACTTGCCGAAGCTCACAGTAGGGCGATGAAGAATGAAAAAAGAAAGCCGCCTAATAAACGTCACAAAGCGGCTTAACTCAATAGCAGAAAGAATACAAACAGCCCCATCACGGGGCTTTTTTGTTGATGATATGCCACCGGGCGGCCTACAGTGGGCTTTTCCCCAATTTGAGGAGAAGTGATTACGAAATTTTTTAGGTCAGTAATTTAATATAATCCATTGAAAAATAATCAAGCTGCATATTTGCAGCTTGGTAGAAACTACCGAGATCACGGTAGTTAACTTGAGCTAAGCAAGAATTCCTGCTTAGGTTATATTGACCTAAGCCCGAAATAGGGCTTAGGGTGAATAGATAGATAACTCATTGAAAAATATTCAGACTGCAAATATGCAGTCTGGTCTGAAAGTAATCAATGCGGTTCATTCAGATCTAAGTGGGAATTCCCGCTTAGCCCTACCGCCAAATTTGTCGGTAGCTGGATAACCAATTGATAATACCTACTTGGCTTTTTTGTTGGGAAAAATGCTTCTAGCGAGCGTAAGCTTCTCACCTAACTCCTCATATCTTAGAGGGATATTTTTTATTAACTTTTCTAATGCTTCTTGGGCAAACCTTGCTTGAGTTTCAATATCCCGAAATTTGTCTGTATCTGAGTTTTTTGTTGATTCAGCCAACAGACTGACTTGCATCTTTAGCTCTTCAATTTTTTTATCTTTCTTTTTGACTTCATTTTCTAGTCTCAATGCCTTTGCTATTCGCTTATAGGTATCGTCTGATGATGGCGGCGCTGACGCGAGAAGCTTTTCGAGTTGTAGCGACATATCTATGTGATAAATGACCTCTTGCTGGAGGCTTCTCTTTGATTTTGTAGCTCTCTCTTCTAACGCTTCCCTTAACTCAGGCGGCATTCGTAAAGGGTATGGCGCTATACGTGACATTATTTGACTCCTTTAGACTCACTAATTGGCAGTATAGGTATCAAATATCTGTTTGACAAATGAATCATTATGATCCACCATTTGACTATATTAAGATGGTTTGAAAGATAAAAAGGAATCATTATGAGTCACAAGCAAAGGATACCCCCGTATCCATTAAGAATGCCGCCTGAGTTAAGAGAGTGGTATGAAGAAGAGTCCAACGAGAGCGGGCGCTCTCTAAATGCCGAGATTGTGAAAATTTTGAAGGACAGAATGAATAGAGTAATAGGGCAAAGGAAGAATGCAGCATAGAAAGCAGCGAAGCCCTAGCTGCGCGAACAGACTAGGGCTCCTGAGTGTTATTTATCGTGTGAGACAAACAACTTAACCATTGTAACGAATGACAAATCAAATTTCCAGAGCACCTGCAAGTGTTCTGAAAACAGAAAACCAGCAGTTTGCTGTTGCTGGTGTTCATAGGTATATCACTGGAGAGATATATGAAGTCAATTATCAAACATTTTGAGTTCAAGTCAAGTAATGACCAATTAGTAACCATCTCTGGGCTGAAATATAAAGGCAAGCCTGTGTTCTTTGCCGTGGAATTGGCTCAGGCTTTGGGCTATGTACAGCCCGCTAAGGCTTTGAATGATCATTGTAAGTCTTTGATTAAACTTAATTGTGCTGATACAGAACAATTAGGGTTAGGGTTTAAGCCGAAAGGTATCATTCTTGTGGGTCAGTCTGACATGTTCCGTCTGATTATGCGTAGTAATTTGCCTTCTGCCGAACGTTTTCAAGATTGGGTGTTTGAATCCGTGCTTCCATCCATTATGGAGACAGGAAGCTATTCAATCAAACAGAGTCAATCTGGATTGCCCGAATATCGTCGTGCCAGAACGTTGAAGATGTCGGTTGATGCGATCTCCAATCTGTTTGACCTGATGCCAAACCTGAGTAGTGAGGCAAAACAGTGTGCAGCAGCCAACATTGTTAACCCAATAGTCGGCTTTGAAGCCGTACCTCTCCCCGCTCTGGAAGAAAAATACTACACGGCTGGAGAAGTAGGCGGAATGCTGGAAGTGTCAGCGAACAAGATTGGACGTATTGCCAACAAGAACAACCTCAAGAATGAGCAGTACGGGAAGTTCTTTCTGGATAAGTCCGCTCACTCTGATAAGCAGGTCGAAGCTTTCCGTTACAACGAGAATGGTATCAAAGCACTCAGACATCTGATTCACGGTGTAGAAGTAGCGTAAGGATTTGGAGGCCAAGGATGGCTGAGGGATAGTTAAATTATCACATTACGTTATTAATGCAATCGATTAACTCGCTATAAATTTGATTTACGAAGCACTTCCCAAATTCACAAAGGTTATCTTTACAAAAAGTGACAATCACGCGATAAATAGTGTCGCTTTATCACTGTAAAACGGTGAAGCCCCCAACTATTACCAGTAGTCAGGGGCTTCAATAAATCGTCTACCCTAGCCATAGGAAGTAAACATGTTAAGTATACCAGTTAATGAACCAAGTAAAACTATTAACGTCCCATTTCATGGCTCAGATCTATATGTCGTTAATTATAACGGCGAGCCATATGTGCCAATGAAGCCTATTGTTGAAGGTATGGGTTTAGCTTGGGGCGCTCAGTTTGTTAAATTAAAACAGCGCTTTAGCAAAGGTGTTTCGGAAATCGAAATACCTACCAAAACAGGAAATCAAGACATGGTTTGCCTAGCCCTTCGCAAACTTGCTGGCTGGTTAGCAACTATCAGCCCCAATAAAGTTAAAGCATCGATCAGGGATAAAGTTATCCGGTATCAAGATGAGTGCGACGATGTTCTTTATGAATACTGGACTACTGGTGAAGTTAAGGCGAAAGCTCCGGTAAAGCAGCCACCAAATTTCAGATACATCATTAAGATGGAAGTCTACGATAAGCATCTCAACAAGACAGAAGTTTTCAAAGGTGGAACGGAAACGCCCGAAGGAATTATCAACGGAGTGGCCAGGCGATATGGATATCACATAGAAGATATGTTTTCTCTATCAATTCATGTGTTCTAACCCCAAGCCACGGATGGCTTGAAGCTCGAAAGAGGTTATTTTTTACCCATCAAAGTTGATAATAGGTATTCATTGAATTACAATTGAATTACAACGTCATTCAATGAGAGATTTTATTATGGCTACAAACCAGCTAATACAAACCCGTATTGACGGTGAGATTAAAGCAGAAGCGGCTGCTGTTTTGGCTGCGATGGGACTGACTGTATCAGATGCCGTCCGCATGATGTTAACGCGAGTGGCAAGAGATAAGATATTGCCGTTTGAGCCTCTGATACCGAATGAGACAACAATAGCCGCAATGAAAGAAGCTCGCAAAGGTGGCGGTAAATCATTTTCCTCAGTTAAAGATTTAATGGCTGATCTCAATGCGGACGACTGATTATACAAGCCAGTTTAAGCGAGATTACAAGAGAGAAAAGAAAGGTCGTCATCGTGAAACTCTGGATGACGCACTTATGACGGTGACTGAATTATTGGCCTCTGATAGCTTGCTAGAACCGAAATATTGTGATCATGCCCTTTCTGGTGATTGGAAGGATTTTCGAGACTGCCACATTAAACCTGACTTGATATTGATTTATCAGAAGCCAGACGCTGACATATTACGCCTTGTCCGCCTTGGTTCTCACTCAGAGCTTGGCTTATAGCATCTCTTTGACAGAACAGAATCAACTTGAATATAGCCCACCCCGAGCAGGTTTTTCACATCTAAGGTCGCAAATGCGGCCTTTTTTTATTGGATCTGACTATGGACTTACTAAGCGGTTTTAACACCATGAGCGCCTCGGTAATAACGCGCTCTATTGGTGAGTTTCAATTTGACTGTGTGGTTATCGAGAATCACAGTTCAAATCTACGCATTACTGAAAACCCTATCGAGTCGGGGGCGGCAATTGCAGACCATGCCGTTCTGGAGCCGAAAGAGATTACGATTGCAGGGATAATGGTTGGCTATCAGCCTCCGCAACATTTCAATAAGTTGATTGGCGGCGACCTTTCTGCCGCGATGGATAAATACCCGCTTCCTATCGAAATCCGAGCCATGACAAAGCAAGCTGAATCTATGGTGAATCGCTATATATCGATGGGTGAATCCATGCTGGAGCAAATAGGCTACAACCGCCCCTTAGCGCCGTGGTTGCCCAATCGTAACGGTTTGGCAGAGGATAGCTCTCAGACACTGGATAGGGTCGGTAAAGCCTATAATGACCTGCTTAACTTACAGAAGAGCGGCGAACCTATTACCGTCATGACTGGCCTGAAACAGTATAAAAACATGATGCTCGTGAGTATCAGTGTTACCCAGATGAATGAGGGATCGGCTGAGTTCAGTTTGACATTGCGTGAGATATTTATTGTTGAGACGCAAACGGCTCAGGGGTTGCATCCCAATATTAAAAAGTCATCCCCTAAAAAGAAAAACATGGGGAAGACTCAGCCTAAATTAGTCAAGAATGACGGTAAAAAATCGCTGCTTGATTGGCTTTTCGGAGATAGCAAATGATATACGAAATACCCGTATCAACCGAAGAAGTTCAGGAGCAGTCTTTTACGCTGTTCGATATGAACTTGAGATTTACGCTCTATTTCAATCCCACTTCTAACGGCTGGCAGTTTGATTTACTGGATACCAATACAGATGAATATATTGCTCAACTGTATGGCCTGACAGTAAACAGTCCTGCGTTATTCACTAAAAATCTCCCGTTCATCATATTAATGAGTGATGGCTCTGGATTGGGGATTAATTCAGTTCAGCGTAGTGAATTGGGGAACCGGTTAAAGGTCTACTTTGTCGATAAAGAGGCATGGCATGAGGCAATTCGGACGACAGATTAAATTAAGCATCGGCAACACAAAAGAATCTATCGAAATCACTAACCTCAGAATCGCATTTGATATCTCCAAAACCATTACCAGCGAACCCAATCTAGCCACAATCCAAATCTATAACCTCAACCAATCGCACAGGAACCTAATCACCAGTAAAACGTATAACCGCGTCAGCCTGGCAGTCGGCTATGAAGAACTGCGCGTGATTTATATGGGTGACATTATTGAGGCGATAACACTACGGGACGGGCTGGACTTCGTTATCCAGTTGACGTGCGGTGATGGCTACGAGGCGTACACAGGCGCATTGGTGAATAAGACGCTGGCAGCGGGGGCGACTGATACCAGCATTCTAGCCGAGGCCACCAAATCGATGAAGGTTGGCGGTGGTGTGGTGGATTTACCGAAAGACAGAGCATTACCGCGTGGCAAAGTTCTGACCGGGAACGCTCGCGACATCATGCACAAGATCGCCCGTAACAATGGGGCTGACTGGTCAGTACAAGACGGCAACATCACCGTATTACCTAAAAGCAAGGTCTTAGCTGATAACGAGGGATTCGTACTGTCTCAGGAAACCGGAATGATCGATAGCCCAGAGAAAACCGACGACGGTTTATCACTGAGTTGCTTGCTCAATCCGTTCATGCGGATAGGTGGGCTGGTGCGGGTTCAGTCCATTATTTCTGAATATAACGGTGATTACAAAATCACAGAACTGGAGCATTCCGGCGATTTCATGAGTGATGGTTGGACAACTAAAATAACCTGCATTGGCGGAAAATATCAGAAGGTGGAGAAACAGAGTGAAAAACCCAACACTACTTGATGTCCTGAGCAGCAAAGCCGAGAACGAGCGCCTTGATATTCACACCGCCCTGCCTGCCAGAGTTGTTTCATTTAACGGTCACACCGCCACAATAGAACTGATGATCACCCAAATATTGAGTAATGGCTCGGTTGTTGAATTGCCGCCATTGGTAGATGTCATCGTCCAATTTCCGCGCGCGGGAGGATTCTGTTTCACAGTTCCTGTCTCTGCGGGTGATGAGGGGGTCGCAATATTCTCCGAACGCTGCATTGATGGCTGGTATGCAACCGGTAACAAATCCGTACCACTGGATGCGCGATTGCATGATTATTCCGATGCGTCATTTATTCCAGGTATTTGTAGCCAGCCTAAAAAAATCCCCGACTTCTTCAATGGCGGCGCATCCATGCAAACCGATGACGGTTCAACGTTCATCCGGCTGTCAAAAGGAAAGATACACATCAAAGGGGAAGTTTTGCATGAGGGTAACAGCAAACAGACCGGAAACCATCAACAGGCCGGAAACTGGAACCAGACCAGCGGCAACAGCGAATCAGGCGGCACAATCAGAGCGGCTAAAGTGATCGGCGGCGGCGTGGATGTTGAAAATCATACCCACCCAGACTCACACGGTGGCAATACAGGGAGGCCGAACAAATGAGAGTACGGCGATTAGATGACAATCATGACTGGACATTTGGCTGTGGTCGCAGTGATTACGCAACCCAATCAGAGGCTATAGCGCAGTCTGTGAAAACGCGACTCCTGTCTCTGTTCAATGATTGGTTCCTCGACCCCGATCATGGTGTGAGATGGTTCGATTACCTGCGCAAAAATCCCAATCTGATGATGATGGAGTCAGAGTTAAAGACGACCGTTCTGAATACAGATGGCGTTACGGAAATTACCCGATTTGATATCCAGCTCAATGAGAACCGGAAATCAATTGTGATTGTTGAATATATAGATAGTTACGGCAATAAAAACGAGGTTAATGCAGATGCTCCAGATTACTGATACCGGAATTGTTATTGAGCAACTTTCTGTTATTCACCAACGACTAGAGGCCGGATTCCGGCGTATCTATGGCGAGGATATCAATCTTGATGCTGATTCACCCGATGGCCAAATCGTCGGATTGTTCTCGCAGGAACTTGCCAATATCAATCAGGTCATTGCGGTTATTGTACAGATGTTAGATCCCTACAATGCAACAGGTGCATGGTTAGAACAGCGGGCAATGTATGCGGGGCTGGTTCGCCGAGGTGCTGAGTTCAGCTATCTGGATGATGTGATAATCACAGGGAACGCGGGTGTGACAGTGCCAGCCGGCACAGTACTGACAGATGATAATCGGGTCAAATGGATAACACTGACTGATGCCATGCTCAATAATAACGGCTCCGCTCAGGTCAAATTGCGCAGTCAGGAACTTGGCTCATTTACATTGCAGCCCAACAAAGAGCTGAAAATGGAAACGGTGATAGTCGGCATTGAAAAGACTATAACCACAAAAGAAGCCAAGGCTGGTGGTGAAGAAGAAACGGACGGTAACTTTTTACTGCGGTTTATGCGCTCACATTCCATCAATAATCATGATGACAGGCAAGGGATTGAGGCTGCGTTGCTGAATTTACCCGATGCAAAACAGGCGCGTGTTTATGAGAACTTCACTAACCAGACCGATGTTAGAGGTATCCCGCCTCACTCGATGAATGCAGTTGTTATCGGTGGCCGAGATGAAGATATTGCACTAACCATTCTGAGAAAAAAGGTGGGTGGTTGTGGACTGATGGGGAATATCTCTCGCTCTTGTGAATATTCAGGTGCAGAGCGAACAGTGGGATTTGACCGTGCCGAGATGGTGAATATCAAGGTGAAAATCATCATTGATCGTATCAACGGCTTTCATGATATCGACACAGATGGCATTAAATCCGCATTGGCCGCTACTGAATTTGCTATTGGTGAATCCGTGTATGCCATGCGGTTAACGTGTCGAGTTAACACAATCTCAGGATTCTATATCAAATCCATCACCGTCAATGGTTCTGACTCAGCCTCAATGGGTGTTCGCCAATGTGCTCAAATCAAACCTGAAAATGTGGAGGTGCTGATTGAGTAGAGAAAATTTTTTGATTTGGCAATACAGAGGAAAACCTAAAGCCCAGCAAACCGTTGGGCTTTTGCTTTCTGAGACCAAAACAATATTTGAGACGGTATTGCAGCTTCCCGAAATACTCGACATTGATAAATCAGTTGGCTACGGACTGGATTTGATAGGCCGACACATTGGTATTGGCCGGACAATGAAGTCATTTGTACCAAAAGACTATTTCGGCTGGCTAGGTATCAGCGGGGCGTTAGGATTTAATGACGGCCTGTTTTATCGATACGGCGACTCGCTGCAAAAATCCGTCAAACTGGATGATTCCGATTTCAGGTTCTTTATCAGAGCAAAAATCATCAAGAACTTTCAGAAACCCACTATCGAGGGAATTACTCATTCATTACAACACTTATTAGGGGAATATTCATTTGTCATCGATAACTACGACATGACTATGAATGTGATTGTCCCTGCTGATTACATGACCCCATTTCGATTACACGCCATTCTGAAACTCGATATTTTGAGCAGACCTGTCGGCGTTAAATACCAGTTCGTTGTTGTTAACAGTGACCGTCCGTTTGGCTGGGCGAGTGATACACGCTCATTCGGTTTTGGGGATGGTAAATTTACGAGGATTATCAATGTCAATCATCAATAAACCTGACTATAAAATATTTGCCAACGATGCAAAAACAGGTGAGCTGGAAACATTTCCCGATCTCCTGCGCGGATGGGGAGTAACCGTAGACCGCACAGCCGGAAAACCGCCGATGGAGTGGTTTAACGCCCTAGGTAAACGCACCGATGAATGGATGATGTATTTATCTCAGCGCGGATTGTCTGAATGGGACGCTGCCATCGATTATCCGCAATATGCTGTTGTGCAGTACGCAGGTAAATTCTACACCGCCAAAAAACAAACGAACGGACAGCGACCCGATCAATCACAAAATGAATGGATGTTATTTGCAGATGCTATTGGTATCGCAAAATCTATTGCCGATGCCCTGAACGCCGTCACCGATAACGCCAATACTCGGCTGGAGAAATCAAAGAACGGCGCAGATATTCCGAACAAGCCGAAGTTTGTCGACAACCTCGGTTTAACGGGAACGGTAGATTTAGCGAAAAATGCGGTTCCAAAATCAGCCATCACACAACACTCAGGCAATTCAGCTGATCATGTGATGAGTCAAAATACGGTGACTAATTTCCTGAATGGGAAATTTGATAAATCGGGCGGGCAGATCAAAACGGATGATAAATTTTTATCATTGCAGAATCAGACAACCGGGGCTGCAAATTATATAGAGGCGACTGATTCAGTAGGAAATGTCAGATATCGTCTTGGCTGTATGCACAGCAATTCGGAGCTGAAAATTGAAAATATCGCAGGGAAAACAATTTTATCTATTCGGGATTCTGCCATTTATGTTAACGGGAATAAAGTCGCGACAGAACCGGCTATGGAGGCGCGCTATGCCTCAAAGTTCAGATGGCTGCACTCGCGGGAGATTGAACTAACAAAAGGGCGCTATCCTGAGTTGCTGGACGGTGAGGTGATGACAATGGTACGCGGCAGTGTCAACGATGCGTATTTCGAAGCGAGAAATGCGAGGTTGAGTTTCCTGCAATGTCTGATCGATAATCAATGGGTGACAGCGAAAAATGCGTAATTTAAAAAACTTCAAATCTTATCAACCTGATAATCCTAAATTCGGGGATTGCTCCTACATTCAGTCTGATGAAGGTATCGACTGGTACGATGCTCAAAAACTGTTTGCACCGGAAACATTAAAAATCGTGTATGACTCGACGGGTGTGATTATCAATTACAATACGGATGCCTCAATGCTCTATCCGAACGGATTTAGCGTGATTGAAATGGACAACCGCCACGCCCCTGATGGTCTCGATGTCCATGGCGAGTGGCAATATAACGGTGAAAAAATCATTAGGCGGATTTATACCCCTGCCGAACTACAGAAAAAGGCGGAGGAACGAAAACGGCAATTGATGGATATTGCCAGAGAAAAAATTGCGCCATTGCAGGACGCCGTTGATTTGAATATCGCCACCGACGCAGAGAAATCTGCATTAACCGAATGGCGTAAATACCGGGTGCTGCTCAATCGGGTGGATTGTACTACCGCGCCCGATGTCAAATGGCCGGAACAGCCGAAGTAAATACAGGGGCTACGTGCCCCTTACTTCATTCAATAAATAGCCAATAGGGGAGATTAGCGGGTAGTGGGGTGGGGTTGTCTGGATGAATTGATTGGGACGGATCTGGGACAGGCATTGAAAAGCAAGCAGAAGTAACAAGGGGTAAGTTTGGGTAAGGTGGGACGTGTGAGCGCCGATAAATGCGGTAATTGGTTGATTTAGATAGTGACTCTACTCACTTCTAAGCCGTAGGTCACAGGTTCGAATCCTGTAGGGCGTACCATAAAATCAATAAGTTACGATAAAAAATGAAAAACCCGCCATAACAACGGGTCAGGCAACGGGTCAAGTTATCGCTACTTCTTCTCTCTCACCCAAGCCTCATAGACCTCTTCAGGCCATCCTAGAAATGTTCCACCAGCAGTCTTATCTGGTTTAGGAAACTCATTTCTTTTTGCGTACATTCTCCAAAGGGTTGTTTTGCTTTTTCCTGTGAGTCGTTGCATCTCTTCACGCTTAATGTATCTTATCGCCATGACTTGCCTCCCTCTCTGATAGCCATTTTTCAATACTCCCTTGCTTGTGATCGGGCTATCGGTAGTACCAGCAGGGCGTATCTCTTGTTGTTTTGATTACTGATATGCATTGCTCCGTATTTTGTTTGTTCCCAATATAAAGATGTAAGATGATATTTTTCTGGCTCCATTTGAGTCACTTTATTTGCAGTCTCCATATAACAGACTTCTTTCGTGTTCTCTGCTTGTGCGTGATCATTCTGAATTTAGATTGAAACATTCCCCAGCGCAGGCGCTGTCATTAAGTTTTAATATTATTGAAATTTATAGATTTTATTTATATTTGTTTATTGTGTGGCTATTTTTATTACTGACAGTGTTTTCTTGCCTGCTTTAATCAGAGGAATGATATCAATTAAATGCATATATCGTCCTCTCCGCTTATAGAGCGCATAACCGTAATCGACAATCGGTTCTAAATTATAGCAAGGAACAGGCTCTGTATGTTTTGGTCTGACCCGATACGTCGTTAATATATGATGTTTAAATTCATCTTTATTTTTTATGCCCATGCCGTGATTCTGGTTTTTGCCCTGATGATATTGGTCTGCCAAAAAGGTGATATGTGTTGTTCCTGTATGCAGGCTGTTTTTTTGTGCGATATTGGCAACAATGCCATTAATGTTGATAGCATTTTTTTGTTTTTTTGCTGGTTTCTTGATGATGGCAGAAATAAAGGTACGCATAAATCCTCTCGCTTACTATTGTAGTGATTATTCCTATCACTTTGATGCGACTAACATTATCACTTAAATTTCATCAAATCCATACCTATAGTGATATAAATCAATTTTTTTAATTATCTTATTGATATAAAATAATTTTAATTTGATATCATCTGAATGATTTTGGATCTTGGGGGTGATAATAATTTCAATGAAACTAAAGATACTGCATTAAAAACAGTATCTTGTTGCAAATAGAGGCAGGGTTTGGCGGTGTTTAGAGTAGGGAGAGGAATGTTATCGTTTTCGCTTCATGTTACGGAATAAATAAACAATCACACCGACGATTTCCATGTCAGGAGAGAGAGGTATCAAGGGGATACGTGTATCGTCAACAGACAGATAGCTGACAGCCCCGCCTTGTTTATAACGATAAACTGAATAGTGCTCTCCGATGCGTGCATAGACTAAATCATCATTGGCGATATCTTCCTGTGTATCCACTACAATCACCGTCCCTTCCGGCGCTTCAGCGCAGCCGGTATTTTGGGTGATGCGATAAGCCCGGCAGGATTCAATAGGGGCCTGCTGTTCAAAAAATGCCGGCACCATGAAGAACTCCGGGGTTTCTTGTTCTGCTTCATAAATTTTTACCGGTACATAACGGTTGTTATGTCTGACAGAAAAATCAGTATCACCAGACTGCGATTTATGACCACTGCCATCACTGAGCCATTCCGGGCGCACGTCAAGCGCCTTGGCCAAATCAACGAGCCGGCCTGTTTTGACGGCGTTCCCGGAAAGTAATTTCCATATCATGGATTGTGCCATGCCGGCTTTTTTTGCCAGAGCAGATTGGGTCAGCCCCTTATCTGCCATGGCTTCTTTTAATCTATCAGCAAGAGTCATAAGTGCCTCATGAGTGGTTCCCGCATTTACGTGGAATACAGGGGATAAACCCAAGAACCGCTGTCTTGGAACGTTTTTTTCTTATTCTATCTCTAGAGTGATATCTTTACAAGCACTCCAATAGTGATTTATATTGACTGTTAGTGATATTGTTATTGCCGTGGTGTTGGAGAAAGGAACTAATGAAAAACAGTGTGATAAAAAAAGTGATAGATATCGCAGGCAGTCAGGCCAAATTGGCTCAGGTTCTGGGGTGTGCGCAATCGCTCATCAGTGTATGGTTGTACGGAAAAAAACGGGTTTCGGTATCACGGGTCCCCGATATTGTGGTTTTTTCAAACGGGGCGGTTCAGGCTCATGAATTGCGTCCTGATCTGCCTACCGTTTTCCCGCCACCTGAAAAACCCCTAAATAAATTTCCAATTACCACTGGTGGCGGATGATGCCGGGTGTTTGAGGTGCGTCCGGGATGAACATGGGGATGGGGTTTAATGTACGGTAACAGGGAGAAACAGCATGAGTATGAGTCTGATGGTAAAGGCAATGAGTATCCGGGTGGGTAATCCCCTGAGAAAACTGGTGCTTATCAAATTAGCCGACAATGCAAACGACAAAGGGGAGTGCTGGCCCTCATATCAGCATATTGCAGATCACTGTGAATGCAGCAAAAGCGCAGTGCGAAGCCATATTGATGCCCTGATTAAGATGGGCTTGCTTATCAAGGAAAATCGGCTCGGTAATCACAACGGGAAAGGGAATGCCTCGAATGTCTATTATCTGAATTTATCCGCTGACCCTGTGTCACCCAAAAGCATACCCCCTATGCCACCTGCTGGCAGCTCTGTGTCATCTGCTGGCACCCCTATGCCGCCAGATGACATCCCCCCTATGCCACCAGATGGCACCAGAACCAGTCACTCTTTTGAACCCGTCAAGGAACCAGTCAAAGAACCTATAAAACCCAAAGGGGCCGGGCAATTCGATCCCCTGACTGCCAAACCGGAAAACGTCAGTGCCGAAACGTGGGCGGATTGGGTGAAGTTCAGGCAGGAAATCAGGAAACCCCTGACGGAAACCAGTTGCCGCCAGCAGGCCAAGCAATTGGCAGGATGTACCAATCCTGATGAGGTGATTTTCACCTCCATTGCTAACAGCTGGCAAGGGTTATTTCCTGACAAACCGAGATCCGGGCGTCCACCACAAACCAACACCCATACTGGATTTAAGCACAAGCGTTATGAATCACACGGCGCGAATTGGACAAAAAATCTTTAAGGAGCAGCAGAAGACGCGATGGAAACAATCGATCTGGGCATATTGAAAATTGTTCCCCGCTTTGCGCAGGCCAGCTTTGCTACTTACCAACCGCAGAGCCTGATGGCAGAAACCAATCTGAAAACCTGTCAGGGCTACGTCCAGACGTGGGAGGAACGTAAGCGGGCAGGGGAAGGCATGATTCTGTGCGGGCGTCAGGGAACAGGAAAAACACACCTTGCCGTCGCCCTCTGCCGCGAGATTGCCACAGGGGGTGATGAAGCTGTTTTTATCACCACCGCGTCACGCATCATCCGGGCGTTTCGTCGTTCGTGGAATAGCGAAGGGGAGATGAGCGAATTTGACACCCTGAAATTTTACAGTGAGCTGGATTTACTGGTGATTGACGAAATCGGCGTGCAGTACGGCACGGAGTCTGAACGCAATATTCTGTTTGAGGTGCTGAATAATCGCTATGAAGACCTGCTGCCCACCATCCTGATCAGTAATTTGCCTGTGACTGAGCTGGCTCATTTTTTGGGTGACCGGACGCTGGACAGAGTGCTTCAGGGCGTCACGGTATTGGCCTTTGACTGGGAAAGCTACAGAAGGGAAATCGCATGAATGTATATGATTTGGAAATGGCCGTCATCAGTGGCTTGTTATCCGGCGGGGCGACACCGGACGCCTACGACGTATTGGCGATTTTGCCGGATAACGCGTTCAGTTCTGTTCACCTGCGGCGAGTGTATGGGGAAATTAAAAAGCAGGCCCTGAGCAGCGCCATTATCGATCCCTTTTTCATTGCGGATGCGATGGGCGAAGAACGCGGCATTCTGGCTAACCTGCTGGAACTGGCCAAGACCCCGGTCTGGCAGGCCAATTTAAAAGGTTATGCTGAAAAAGTCATGCGTTACTGGCGTGTACGTCAGGTTACTGATCTGATTAACCGTTACCAGAAAGAGATTCAGGTCTGCGGCAATCATAAGCAAGCTGAAGAACTGATCGAGGCTTTTGCATCCCAGTTTAATGGATTATCCCCGAGTGATAGTAGCTTACAGCCCGTGGTCATAGGCACATTGCTGGATGGGTATGTCGACACACTGGAAGCACGTAATCAGGGCAAGACAGGTATGATCCGAACAGGAATTGAGCCGCTGGACGAACTGACAGGTGGATTTAACCCGACTGATCTGATTTTGCTGGGCGGACGTCCGGGCATGGGAAAAACGGAACTGGCCCTGTGCATGATTGACGGTATGACCCGCGACGGCGGCGGTGCTTTGTTGTTTTCCATGGAAATGGCTGCCCAACAAATTGCAGAACGCATGGTGGCAGGTTCGGCTACGATGCCCGTTTCTAAACTCAGAAACTGTGAACTGCATGATGAAGACTGGGGGCGCATTGGAAATGCACTGGGTTCACTCATCGACCGGGATATTCATGTGCTGGATGCCAGCGACCTGAGCGTCGAACAAATCTGCGCCATCAGTGAAACACATAAGCGTCGCCATCCGAACTTAAAGGGCATTTTCGTAGACTACCTCGGGTTGATTAGAAAACCCCGGGCTGACCGCCACGATCTGGCTGTCGCAGAAATATCGAAAGCACTGAAAGGATTGGCTAAACGACTGCACATGCCAGTCACGGCATTGAGCCAGCTATCAAGGGATGTGGATAAACGGCCCTTACATCAGCGTCGTCCGGTGGCGGCAGACTTACGTGATTCCGGTTCGCTGGAGCAGGACGCTGATCGCATTCTCTTTACTTATCGGGATGTGGTGTATAACCCACTCAGCCCCGCCAAACAGTACGCGGAAATTATTCTGGATAAAAACCGTCACGGACAAACTGGCACGGTTTATCAGGAATTTAGGCACGGACATTACCTGCCGACTGATCAAATATCGGCTGCTGAAGTTTGCCGGATGCAACGACAAACCAAGCAAAAAGAACGCCGCTATGCTGACAGGGCACTTTAATCACAAGGGAGTGTGCGAATGCGTGATATTCAATTAGTCATGGAACGCTGGGGGGCATGGGCGGCTGATAATCGCGATGGGGTTTACTGGTCATCCATTGCGGTGGGCTTCAAAGGATTAATCCCGAACAGAGTGAAATCCCGCGTACAATGTTGTGATGATGACGCCATGATTATCGCCAGTTGCATGGCAAAACTGAATCAGAAGCATAGTGATGCCCATGACCTGCTCTTTGATTATTACGTCTTTGGTAAAACATTTATGCAATTATCTCGTGATCATCATTGTTCTGATACGTATATCGGGAAGCGATTACAAAAGGCCGAAGGCGTTATTGAAGGGATGTTAATGATGCTGGATATCTCACTGGAAATGGATAAAGACATCCCGTTAGCACAACACCCATTATGTGGCTGCTTGTAAAAATAAATCTTTACGATCGTAAAAGCGGTGCTATTGTGATAAGCGTGATTGTAAAGTCACCAGGCTTATTAATACCAGACATGTTAAACCTTGCCCCGTGCAAGGTTTTTTTACGCCTGAAATAAACATAAGACTTGCTGTTGTGATGGGTCAGAGTTACATGTGTGTTTATGCACAAAAACTGACCATAGGATTAAATTTATCATGCTAAAACATGAAGATATGACAATAACAGCCGCCTGTGTTTTAGACGCCGTTCCTTTGTATACGTGGTTTTCTGTTTCTGAAGTTTCTAAATTAATGGGGCTGCCTGAACCCCGTTGCCAATTACTGTTAACGCAATTTCGTCTGGCGGGTTTAATGGAAAGCCGGGATGATGACACGTTTTTCAAACGTTATCCCTGATGGGGCTATTTCCCAGGACGTGAAATAGCAGGCCGGTTAATGCCGGCCTTTCGTGTTGTGGCTTTCCTGAGAACAGCCAGCGTCGAGAGGAAAAAAGTGGATGGATTTACGCCCTGTCACATTAGTCAACGACGACTCCCTGAAATTTATCAAAACCCTGCCGGATAACTGCATCGACTTAATCGCCACTGACCCGCCGTACTTTCGCGTGAAAGATTGCAGCTGGGATAACCAGTGGGCAGATGTCACGGCCTACCTTGCATGGCTGGATGAACTGCTGGCTGAGTTCTGGCGGGTACTGAAACCGAACGGCAGCCTGTATATGTTCTGCGGTTCGCGTCTGGCCTCTGATACTGAGCTGCTGGTGCGGGAACGGTTTAACGTGCTGAACCATATTATCTGGGCGAAACCGTCAGGCCCGTGGCGCAGGCAGAATAAAGAAAGCCTGCGTATGTATTTTCCGGCCACTGAACGTATTATTTTTGCCGAACATTACCAAGGGCCATACCACCCGAAAGGCGATGGCTATTTCAAGCAGTGCCGGGAACTCAAGCAGTCGGTATTTAAACCGCTGGTCGATTATTTTCGTGATGCCCGGAAAACGTTAGATGGTGTCGTCATAAATAAATTCATGTAATAATAACCCTATATTACATGAATGGATGACTTAACCATGAGCACACCCGTACACCGCCGTCACGATATTTCCGATCATATTTGGAGTTTGCTTGAACCTCACCTGCCGGGACGTAAGGGAGCCTGGGGGCGTGTTGCTTATGATAATCGATTATTTATTAATGCCGTGTTCTGGATTTTACGGACAGGCGCACCCTGGCGAGATTTACCGCCCGATTATGGCGACTGGAAAAATACGCATCGCCGTTTTTGTCGGTGGCGGGACAAAGGCGTATGGGAAGAACTGCTTGAAGAACTCATCTTTGAACCCGATTTCGAATGGCTGATGATTGACGCCAGTCATATTAAGGTTCATCCCCACGCCGCAGGGGCGGCAGGAGGCAATCAGGATATGGGGCGCACAAAAGGGGGCTCAATACAAAGATACATCTGGCCGTGGATGCGCATGGTATGCCGATCAGAGCGCTTATTACAAGCGGTCCCACAGCGGATTGCTCACAAGCTGAGGCCTTGATTGACGGAATAGATGCAGAACATTTATTAGCGGATCGGGGCTATGACAGTAATACCGTTGTTGAACAAGCAGAAAAACAAGGCATGGCAGCGCAAATTCCCGGCCGAAAAAATCGCAAAGTGAAACGAGAATATGATCGGGAACTCTATCGACTCAGGCATTTAGTTGAAAATGCTTTTCTTCATCTTAAACGCTGGCGGGGTATAGCGACCCGTTATGCCAAAAATAGTGCCTCATTTCTTGCTACTGTTCAGATCCGCTGTCTTGCTCTTTGGTTAAATGTCTTATGACGACACCATCTAGGTGTCACGGCAAAAGAAATTCACGCCGCCACTGGGAAACAGATGGCGAGTCATTGGTTCAGTGATAGCCAGTGGCAGTTACCTAGTGAAGTTGATTATCAAAAGTTGCAGGTACTGTTTGAGCGTATCGCCAAAGAAAAGCGCCAGCGTGGCGAACTGAACACCCCGTATTCTGAGCTGGTGGACTCTCATTTAACCCTGTCGCGTCAGTATGACGAATTACGGCAGGAATACGGTTTAATGCGCCGCTCGTTCATGGTGACGGCAGAAGTGCCTTATACCGATGTCTGGCATTTTGCGCCAGTGCAGTATTATCCGGGCAAACATCCTTGCGAAAAGCCGGCTGATTTAATGGCGCATATTATCCAATCCAGCAGCCGGGAAGGGGATTTGGTGGCAGATTTCTTTATGGGCTCAGGGGCGACATTGAAAGCGGCGTTGAAATTTAATCGCCGCGTGTTGGGGGTTGAGCTGGAAGAAGAACGGTTTAAGCAGACGGAACAAGAAATAGCAAATTTGAGTTTGTAGATCAATAAATCATCTATCACCTTTCAAATTATAAGGCTTACTATAGTCGTAATCCGATTGAGATAAAAATTTGGCCTAAGTAAGGTTTCAGGTGTGTTAACCGCAGGATGAAATTACCTTTATTAATAAATAATTAAGTGAGGTGTTTATGTCTAAAGTTAATAAGCCAGAGAATAATGCTGCCCTTAAGTGCCCATTCGATCCAAATCAATATCATACTGATAATGAGAAGATAGCTGTACCAGTAGGCTCTTCCGCATGGGCGCTGAGCCAAATATTTTTAGGTAAACAGGTACACCGCAGTGGTTGGAATGCTCCTATAGAGCATATGCGTCTTGCCCATAAATCGGAAGCTGGTAGTGCGGATGATGGGGCTGCTTATATCGAGAAGAGCGATAAAGACGGCTATTGGTCACGTTGGACACCAACCCAGGAGGATTTGTTGGCTTGTGACTGGAATTTGTTGGCTGCGGTATGTCCAGAAGATAGTATGCTGGTTTTTGACCTTAAATCAGGAAACGAAAGTGGATATGTTGGATATGTGGATAATCAGTATGGCACTTTAAACATTATTCAGAATAAAGTTGGTTTTAAAGAAATTTTATTCTTTAAATCCGCAATGGGATCGTTTAATGATATGCCTGTAGGGTATCTCTCTTTTAAGATATCTTATGATATAGCTAACCATCAGACCCTTGAGAATTTACTCAAGAAAAAACTTTATATTACAATAGATGACACAACCTATAACATTGGTCACTATGGCGTATTTTCTCCAGATGATAACAAAGAAGAAAAAACCTATAAAGTTAGTTATGAACATGATTATCCATCTGATATAGATAAACTCTATAAAATAATGAGCCAATCCGAACATTCTAAACGGTATTACCTAAATTGGAATGATATACCTAGCCCTGACTTAAATAATATATTGGAATTTGATATCAAGTTTGGTAGTAATTCTTATGGGGCTGGGTATTTAAATTATGGATATTCGGGTCATGATGGAGTCGATGGAAATGGTGAAAAACTTGGTGTTTTTGGCACCTTGAATATAATAAAAAATAATACGAAGATTCCTGATGTATTGGCTTTCTATTATAATGGAGGTACTTTTTTCATTAATGTTCCCTATGATCGCTTTAATGCTCAGAGAATAGCAGAGCTATTCGAGAAAAATCTTTATATAACAGTTGATGATAAGCTTTATAAGCTGGGTATTCCTTCATCTGGTGATGCAAGTGGACCTGCTAATAAATTCAGCATTTTTTATAATATATATGATGATTCAGAGTTATTAAATTTAGGTGGAGTATTAAAAAAAACAGGAGAAACAAAGCGGCTCCTCTTAACATGGCTCAATAAATAATTAATCTTTTTTTATATGTTTAAGGCTACGAACCATCAGCGTAGCCTTTATATTTTTGTTGTGAAAATTCTTTGTTTATACCCCGATCTGAATCACATTAGATAAATTCCCACAAACTACAACTCACAAGGGTGAACTCATTCACTCGACAAACACTCATTATCTAATGTAAGGGAAATATGAAGATGAAAGAAAATCCTGATATTTGGGTACACATCGGTGACTTTCTTGCTTCGATAAAAGAGCAAGGTATTGGTGCAACCCTTGCCGGAACAATGGCATTTCTCCGAGGCAGATATAATGGCAGCGGCTGGCTAAAAGTCTCAAGCGATGCCTTTATGTGTGCCATGTTTGCCTGGTTCATTCGTGATGTATTAAATCTATTTGGTTTGAATCCTGATTTAGCTTATATCGGCAGTGTGGTAATAGGTTATTTGGGTACGGACTTTATCGGCCAATTGTTGCGTAAGGCGGCAAAGAAAAGAGCAGGAGCTTCTTCTGATGGAAATCAGCAATAAAGGTCTTGAGTGTATCAAACGGTACGAAGGTCTGAAACGAAAAGCCTACCCTGATCCCGCAACCGGCGGTATGCCGTGGACCATTGGTTATGGTCATACAAAAGGAGTTAAAAAAGGGGACGTGATTACAGAGCAGCAAGCCGAAGCATTCCTACATGATGATCTCCAACCTATATACACCACCTTAAGAAGATTGGTTAAAGTTCCTTTGAGTCAAAGCCAGTTCGATGCCTTGTGCTCGTTTATCTTCAATTGTGGCAGCGGGAACTTTTCGGGTTCCACTTTATTGAAGAAACTCAATCAAAGTGATTACACCGGCGCAGCGGCAGAGTTTTCCCGATGGAATAAAGCAGCAGGCAAGGTTATGCGTGGGCTGGATAATCGCAGGACATCTGAGCGCTAGATGTTTTTATCATGAAGCTTAATTTCACCTCCGGAGTTGTTATTGCATTGATTATTGCATCAGCCGCAGCTTTCTTATACCGCTCTGGATATAAAAAACAGCTCGGTATTAATAGCGGCCAGATAACTGAAATCCAGCAACTGACTGACACTATTAACTACCAGAACACGCATATTGAAATACTGCATGAACTGGATACCCGCCACACTCAGGAACTTGCCAATGCCAAGACTGAAATTGACACTCTTCGGGCTGATGTTGCCGCTGGCCGTCGTAAACTGCTCATCCAAGCCACCTGTCCTGTGTCAGAAACCACTTCCTCCGGCAGCGTGGGCGATGCAGGGCCCCCACAACTTACAGAGTCAGCTAAACAAAATTATTACGATCTCCTCCGAATGATGGTGGAGAACGTGCAGCAGACCAAGTACTTACAAGATTACATCAAAACGGAGTGTTTGTACTAATAGCTATCCCACCATATTGAACAGTGGGGGATTATATAAACCGAGGTAGTTATTTATTCTGAATAGGTTAAAACTCAAGGTCACAAAACATATTGAAAGTTCCAATTTTTTTCAAGGATAATAACCTCACGATCACTTAATGAGGTTCTTTATGGATACAGATTTGATTAGTTTTGAAGCCATGATAGCGGCACAGCAATCAGCCAAATGGGCATATTGGGCAATGTTTGGTACTTGGTTTGCGGGAATTGCAACTTTTTTCGCTGTATTAGTAGCTTTGTTTAACGCGTCTGCTTGGAAAAATCAATTGATAGTGAAGGAAGAACAACTATGGGCTACTGCACTGATGCAATATATCTCTTGTCTTGAAAAATGCCCTGATATAATAACAAGTGACGAAAGAATGCAATACTCAACTGAATTAAGCAAACTTGATGGTACTTATGATTTATTGCTTACCCAATTTGCATCATTAAAAATAGCATTAATGGTTAGCAAAACTGGAACCAACAAGTTTGAAACTAAATATAAGGATAAGTTTAATAACTTTATGCCTTTTCATTACTCTTATATCCGTGGAAGCATGGAAAGGGATGTATTATTAGATGTATTACCAGAACTGACTAAAGGTTTAATAGAATTCAAGTAAACCACCTTCGGGTGGTTTTTTGCTATGTGGAGGCCAGAATATGCCACCCCGCATCCCTCGCGCCTGCCGCAAGTCAGGTTGCCCCAAAACCACTACCGATCGCAGTGGTTACTGTACTGAACATCTGCACATAGGCTGGCAATATCACCAACAGGGTAAGAGCCGACATGCCCGTGGCTACGGCAACAAATGGGATAAGCTAAAGATACGAGTCAAACAGCGGGATAACCACCTGTGCCAGCACTGCTTACGGCGGGGGCGAGAGGTCACCGGCTCCACGGTTGACCATATCCAACCCAAAGCCCACGGCGGCACTGATGCGTTAAGCAACTTACAGTTATTGTGTGAATCCTGCCATCGACAGAAGACCGCGACAGAGCGATTACGCTAAAGGTTGAGTGAATATTAATTTCTAATGGCAATCATTGTAGATGTTATCGTTATCGGGGGAGGGGCGGGTCAAATCCCTACCTCTCTTGCTCCCAAGGACCGCCACCTTGGGTCTTTTTTCATACCCGCGAAAAATGAAATTTAAATCGGATGCTTTTATCCCTCTTTCACTGTTTTTGAGCACGGGAGGTGCTGTGTATGGCCGGAACGGCGGGCAAGTCAGGTCGTCGCCCCAAGCCGACGGCACGCAAAGCACTGGCAGGCAATCCGGGCAAACGCAAGCTGAACCGGGATGAACCGACTTTTACCCCGTTGATAAGTGTTTCACCGCCGGACTGGTTTGCTGAGAGTAAAATGTCGCTGGCTGGGGTGATGTGGGAGCTAACCAGCAAGGAGTTATGCGCACAGGGGTTACTGTGCGTGACTGACCTCGCGGTGCTCGAACGCTGGTGTGTGGCTTACCAATTCTGGCGCAACGCTGTGGTGAATATTGCCCAGCAGGGCAATACCGTGACCGGAGCAACTGGCGGCCCGATTAAAAACCCAGAGCTGACCGCCAAAAAAGAGCAACAGTCTGAAATGGATACCACTGGTTCCATGCTAGGTTTAGATCCAAGCAGCCGTCAGCGACTGATTGGGGCGGCGGGTCAGGCCAAAACGGACAATCCATTTATGAGGATGATCTCATCATGAGCCGCAAATCTTATCTGAATGTCAATGCGGCGAACCAATATGTCCGTGATGTCGTGCGCGGCAAAATTGAAGTCGGTCGCTATGCCAGGGAAGCCTGTCAGCGGCATGTGGATAATCTGAATAAGGAAAAGAGCAAGCAGTTCAAGTATCGGTTTGATAAAGATTTGGCCGAACGCGCCGCGAAATTTATCCAGCTACTGCCGCATACCAAAGGTGAATGGGCGTTTAAGCGCATGCCGATCACGCTGGAACCGTGGCAACTATTTATTATCTGTTTGGCCTTTGGCTGGGTACATAAGGGCAGCCGGTTACGCCGTTTTCGGGAAGTCTATACCGAAATTCCGCGTAAAAATGGCAAGTCCGCGATTTCAGCGGGCGTGGCACTCTATTGCTTTACCTGTGATAACGAATTCGGCGCGGAAGTGTATTCCGGCGCGACCACGGAGAAACAGGCGTGGGAAGTGTTCCGCCCCGCGCGATTGATGTGCAAGCGTACCCCGCTGCTACTTGAGGCATTCGGCATTGAAGTGAATGCTTCCAATATGAATCGTTCGGCAGACGGTGCCCGGTTTGAGCCGCTGATCGGCAATCCCGGAGATGGCCAGTCACCCAGTTGTGCGATTGTGGATGAGTATCATGAACACGATACCGATGATCTCTACACCACCATGCTCACGGGAATGGGAGCACGGCGACAGCCGCTGATGTGGGCGATCACCACGGCAGGTTACAACATTGAAGGCCCGTGTTATGACAAGCGGCGCGAAGTGATTGAAATGCTGTCCGGCAATGTGCCTAACGAGGAATTGTTTGGTGTGATCTATACCGTGGATGAAGGCGATGACTGGACCTCACCGGAGGTATTACGCAAAGCCAATCCCAATATGGGCGTCTCGGTGTATGCCGATTTCCTGCTGAGTCAGCAACAACGCGCCCTGAATAACCCGCGTTTAGCCAGCGTATTTAAGACCAAACACCTGAATATTTGGGTTTCTGCGCGGGAGGCTTACTTCAATATGGTGAACTGGAAACAGTGCGAAGATACTTCACTGACGCTGGAACAGTTCGAGGGCCAGCCTTGTTTTCTAGCCTTTGATCTCGCCCGCAAGCTGGATATGAACAGCATGGCACGGCTTTTTGTCCGTGAGATTGACGGCAAACGCCATTTCTACAGTATCGCCCCACGTTTCTGGGTGCCGTATGACACGGTCTACAGTGTGGAACAGAACGAAAATCGGCGCAGTGCTGAGCGTTTTCAGAAATGGGTGGAAATGGATCTGCTGACCGTGACGGAAGGTGCTGAAGTGGATTACCGCTACATCCTTGAAGAAGCCAAACTCGCCTGTCACCTGAACCCAGTCAATGAAGCCCCGATTGATCCCTTTGGGGCAACTGGCTTATCTCACTCACTGGCGGATGAGGGTATTAACCCCATCATCATTACCCAGAATTTCACTCACATGAGCGATCCGATGAAAGAGCTGGAGGCCGCCATCCAGTCCGGTCGTTTCCATCATGACGGTAATCCGATTATGTCCTGGTGTATCGGCAATGTCGTCGGGAAAACGATGGGTGGAAATGATGACATTGTGCGCCCCATCAAAGAGCATAAAGACAGCAAAATTGATGGCGTGGTAGCGCTGATTATGGCGATGGGGCGGGCTATTTTGCACGAAGAACCCAGTCTCTCAGATCATTTGATCTCCCACGGTGTTCGCTCACTCTGAGGTTTTTTCATGAAAAGATTAATGATTGCTGCCCTGTTGGTTGGGCTGGCAGGCGGCACTTTGCTGTCTTACGGTGCATGGCTGCTGCTATCGGCCGCAGGATTTATGGTTGCCGGCAGCCTGTGCCTCGGCTGGTCGTATCTGGTCTCACGTATGTTGAGCCAGAAACCCGATAAGGAGACCTGATGTTTTTCCCCGGATTATTTCGCAAATCCGCCGACTCCATGACCTCCCGTGACTTAAGTGAGCTGATCGGCCTGTCTTATGACTCTTACAGTGGACGGCGGGTCAGTCCGCAGTTAGCCATGCAGCTAACCGCCGTGTTCAGTTGTGTGCGGGTGTTGGCGGAATCGGTCGGCATGCTGCCCTGTTCGCTGTATGAGCAACTGGATCGCGGCAATAAACGGGCAACCCGTGAACGGCTGCATAAGCTGCTGTCGGTAAACCCCAATAACTACATGACTCCGCAGGAGTTCTGGGAACTGCTGATTGCCTGTCTGTGTCTGCGGGGAAATTTCTACGCTTACAAAATAAAAGTACTTGGGGAAGTGGTGGAGTTACTGCCCCTCGATCCGGGCAGCGTCACCTCAAAACTCAATAATGGCTGGCAGCCGGAATATCAGGTGACCTTTCCGAACGGAGAAAACCGGACACTGACGCAGGATGAACTCTGGCATGTGCGCATTTTTACGCTGGATGGCCTGACCGGGTTAAGCCCCATCACCTACGCCCGGCAAGCGATTGGGCTCGAAGAGCATGGTTCACGGTTGTTTGGTAACGGGGCAGTCACCAGTGGCGTCCTGCAAACGGATCAGGCACTGAAAGACGAGGCGTATAGCCGACTGAAGACAGATTTTGAAGCCCGTCATCAGGGGCTGGTCAACGCCCATAAGCCGATGATCCTGGAAATGGGGCTGAAATGGCATCAAATCAGTTTATCGGCTGAGGATGCGCAGTTTCTGGAAACCCGCAAGTTTCAGCTTGAGGAAATCTGCCGCATCTTCCGGGTACCGTTGCATATGGTGCAGAACACCGACCGCGCCACCTTTAACAACATCGAAAATCTGGGGATCGGGTTTATTAATTACTCGCTGGTACCTTACCTCACCCGCATTGAACAGCGTATCAATGCCGGGCTGGTTAAAACTACTAAACAGGGGCGGTTTTATGCCAAGTTCAACACCGGGGCTTTGCTACGCGGGGACATGAAATCCCGCTTTGAAGCCTATGCCACCGGCATTAACTGGGGCATTTATGCACCGAACGAATGCCGGGAGCTGGAAGAACTCAATCCCCGCGAGGGCGGTGATATTTATCTCACGCCGATGAACATGACCACGAAACCCGAACAAGCCCCGACAAAAGAGGAAGAATCCCATGCCGATGATAACCAAGCAACGGCTTGATATGCCCCTGAGAATCAAATCGGTCAGCGATTCCGGTGAGTTTGAGGGTTACGGCTCAGTGTTCGGACTCAAAGACAGCGCTGATGACATCGTTTTACCCGGTGCGTTTGCCAATACGCTGAAGCAATGGGGTGAAAAAGGTGGCCTGCCTGCGCTGCTCTGGCAGCACCGAATGGATGAACCCATCGGTATCTATACCGAAATGAAAGAAGACGAGACAGGGCTGTATCTCAAAGGGCGACTGTTGATTGATGACGATCCGCTGGCAAAACGTGCCCATGCCCATATGAAAGCAGGATCACTCTCCGGTCTGTCTATCGGCTACATCCTGAAAGACTGGGAATATGACCGGACAAAAGAGGCTTTTTTACTGAAAGATCTCGATTTATGGGAAGTGAGCCTAGTGACCTTTCCCGCCAACGAGGATGCCCGGGTGAGCAACGTGAAATCGGCCTTTGCCCGAGGTGATATCCCCAATCCCAGTCGTATTGAACGGGTCCTGCGCGATGTTGGACTCTCCCGCTCTCAGGCCAGGGTCTTTATGGAGGAGGGCTACGGAGCCTTGTCTTTGCGTGATGCTGAGACCGTCTCGGCATTAACTGCACTGGAATCATTACATTTTAACTAACCGGAGTTTTTGATGGCTATTGAAGTCAAAGATGTACAACAGGTTGCGCAGGAAATTCAGCAGCGTTTCGATGAATTCAGACAGAAGAACGATCAGCGTATTGAGGCAATCGAAGCTCAGAAAGGTAAGTTGTCCGAGCAGGTGGATACCCTGAATGGCAAACTGTCTGAGCTGGACAGCTTGAAATCCGCGCTGGAAGAGGAGCTGGCGGGGCTGAAACGTCCGGCAGGCGGCAGCAATACGCCAGCGGTGAGCGAGCACAAAGCGGCGTTTGCCCAGTTTATCCGCAAGGGCAAAGAAGACGGGTTGTCAGAGTTGGAGCAAAAAGCGATGCAGACCACTGCCGATCCTGAAGGAGGCTATGCCGTCCCGGAGGCGTTGGATCGCAATATTATCAGCGCGTTGAAAGAGGAAGTGGTGATGCGGGCGGAGTGTAACGTGGTCTCCGTAGGCAGCCCGAACTTCAAGCGGCTGGTGAATCAGGGTGGTGCTAACAGCGGCTGGGTGGGCGAAACCGATGAGCGCCCGGAAACTAAAACGCCGAAGCTGACGCCAATCGAACCGACATGGGGCGAGATTTACGGCAATCCAGCCGCGACCCAGACTATGCTGGATGATGCCTTTTTCAATGTGGAAGCGTTCATCTCGTCTGAACTGACTCAGGAATTTGCCGAACAGGAAGAAAGCGCCTTTACCCACGGTGACGGCAAAAACAAACCGAAAGGTTTGTTGGCTTACGGCAGTGATGCGCAGGAAGACAAAGACCGCAAATGGGGCACGTTGCAGCATCTGTTACTGAAAAAAGCGACCGAGGTCACCGCTGACGACATCATGCAACTGATCTACACCCTGCGTAAACCGTACCGTACTGGGGCAAAGTTCATGATGAACAACAAAATGTTGTTTCAGGTGCGTACTCTGAAAGACAGTCAGGGCAACTACCTGTGGCAGCCGGGCCTGCAACTGGGGCAACCTTCCGCACTATTGGGCTATGGCATCGCGGAAAATGAGCAGTTTGCTGATTTAGGTGCAGGTGCTGTGCCGATGGCGTTCGGGAACTTCAAACGCTGCTATACCATTTTGGATCGTCTTGGGGTGCGTATGCTGCGTGATCCGTACATGCACAAGCCGTTTATTCACTTCTACACCACCAAACGCGTGGGTTCTCTTCTGGTGGACAGCAATGCTGTGAAATTGCTGAAAGTGGCAGAAAGTAAGGTGTAATCACCTTAATTATCAGGAGATCACATGCCTTTTCCCACGCTTGATCTGCTTCGGCAGCAGTGCCGACTCGACAGTGATAACCCCGCCGAAGATGATTTATTAAACACGTATTCCCGCGCGGCCATCAAACGGGCTGAAAGCTACCTGAATCGTCGCCTGTATGAGAACGCAGTGCCGGAGGATGATCCTGATGGTCTGCTCGTTACCGACGATGTGGCACTGGCGATTATGTTAATTGTAGGGTTCTGGTACGACAACCGGGAGGCCCAGTCATTACCGATGGGCTTTCAGGCATTGCTGGAACCCTATCGTTTTATTCCGTTATAGGAGAACCCCATGAAAGCAGGGGAACTGCGTTATCGCATCCGGTTACTTCGTCCGGTTATCAGTCGTGATGAGCTGGGTTCAGAAATGATCAGTCATCATTATGTTGCCACCGTCTGGGCGAAAACCGAAGCCATGTCAAACCGAAAGATCCGTACTGCTGACCAACAACAGGTGATAGAGGTACAGCAATTTACCGTCAGATCCCGGCGTGATATCGAACCGGGCTGGCTGATTGGACATCAGCAACGGCGGTTCACGGTACGCGCCGTTGACCGTAACCTTGTTGATTGCACGATTATCACCACGGAGGCGGATGTGCGTCATGATTGAACCCGAACTCAAAGCTGATTTAGAACGGTTAACAAGCCTGCCTGTTTATCCGCTGATATTGCCCTCTACGGTATTAGAGGGGGTAACCTATCAGCGCATCAGCGATCCCCGATTCAATACCGGGCTGGCGGCTTCGCTGTTAATCGAAGCTCGTTTCCAAATCAGCATTATGGTGCTGAACGATTACACCAAAGCCCTGCGGCTGGAAGCGAAAATCCGTTCCGCATGGGAATCCGTGCAGCATGGCCTGCTAGGAGGTTATCCGGTACAAACCGTTTCACGCGGGATTTTGCATCAGGAGGCGGAAGAGCTGACTGAAAACCGCAAGCGTTACCGTATCACACGGGACTTTATCATCACTTACACGGAGAACCCGGTATGATCACCGTACAAACTACGGGATGGGCGGAGCTGGGGAGCAAATTGCAGGAGCTGGATGTCGCACTTCAGACGGACATTATGCGAAAAGCCGGTAAAGCGGCGATGCAGATTGTGCAGGAAGATATGCAGGTCCATGCCGGTTACGACAAGAAAAGCAACGCCGTGCATCTGCGGGATAATATCCCTATCCGCACCGCAAAATCCACGAAATATCAGGGTGGCGTGATGATCACGGTTGGCCCGGTGAAAACACACCGAATAAAAGCACTGGCGCAGGAAACGGGTACCATCAAACAAGTGGCAAAACCTTTTATCCGTCCGGCGCTGGATTACAACAAACAAGTCGTTTTAAAAGTGCTGGCGCAGGAAATCAGAGCCGCCTTATCGGCTTATAGTAAATAACCTGACTGGAGTCATAATCATGGCAACGTCCCCTGAATACGCTGTATTGCCGGTAGGTACTTTGGTGAAATTCGGCAAGCCCGGCGATAGCGTGGAGCAGATGAAACCACTCATCAACTGTAAGGCCTTGGGCGCAACAGGGCTGACCGGCAGTTTTGTCGACTGTACCACCCTGATTGATACCAATAAGCAGTTTATTTCCGATATGCCGGAAGGCCCGGAAAAATCCCTCGGTTTTATCGATGATCCGGCGAACGAAGATTTCGTCTCTTTCCTGAACGCGGCTGAAAAGCGCGAAACTGTGCAGTTTTACATTGCTCTGCCGAATAAACGTACCGCCACGATGGTGCTAGCGCTTTCCGGATGGGAAATGAACGATATTAACGCCCCGGCGAGTGAAGTGATTCTGCTCACCGTTAAAGGCAAGCAAAACAACCTCGTTTGGGGGATCGCTGACATAAAAACAGGAGTTATCCAATGAAAGCACTGAAAGCGGCCTTACTCACTCCGCATCCGCAGATTAAAGCGGTGGAACTGTTCGGTACTCAAATCAACCTGCGCCGGATGACGGCACTGGAACTGCTGGAGCTGGAAGAAAAAGCTGAAAAGCTGAGTGAAGAGGGAGACGGGCGTGGGGCCTCCCGCCTGAATGTTCAGATGGTATTGGATTGTCTGGTGGATGATAAGGGTAAATCTATTCCCGCCGATTATCTGCCCACCGCAGAAGAATTGATGATCGTCCATGATAACGCCACCCTGATTGAAGCCATCCAGACCGTGAAGCGTCATTCCATCGGCACACTGGAGGAGGCCGAAAAAAACTAATCTACTCGCCGTGGCTGCATTTTGCCTTCACGTTAGCTGAACAGCTCGGTGAAATCGACCCTTATCGTATCTTGTCCTTGCCTGCGTCCACGCTCAACGAGTGGCAAGCCTATTACCGACTGAAAAACCGCCAACAGCCAGACAGTCCGCCTGCTGCATCCGTATCTGCTCCGTGTGATACGGTCCGGGCACAGTGTGATGCTGTCATGAAATTATTGGGTTAAGTTATGGCTAATTTATCGACATTGACGGTCGGCTTGCTGGTTAATGCCACCTCGTTTAAATCCCGGATCATGGATGCCTATCGTTATGCCGGGCGGGAATCAGAACGTTTTACGGATAAGGCGGGATCGGATGCCAAGAAACTGAAAAAGACCTACAGTTCACTGGCATCACATATTAAATCCGTTTCCGGGCAACTGGCGTTACTGGCAGGCACCGGCTTTTCACTGAATACGGTTATCTCCCATACCCGTAAATACGGGCAGGCGTTATCTGACCTGTCCGCCATTACTGGTGCAACAGGCGAGCAGTTAAAGAAACTGGATGGAAATGCCCAACGGATCGGGCGTACCACGGAATTCGGCGCAACCCGCATTGCTGAGGCGTTTAAATTGATGGCCTCAGCAAAGCCAGAACTGCTGAAAAGTACCGAGGCACTGACGCTGGCAACCGAGAAAGCGGTGATACTGGCGCAGGCGTCCGGTATTGATTTACCGGATGCGACTCGTGCATTGGCGTTATCGCTTAATCAGTTCGGTGCCAGTGCAGAACAGGCTGACCGCTTTATTAACGTACTGGCGGCTGGGGCGAAATACGGTTCTTCCGAAATTAACGAAACGGCGCAGGCCATTAAAAATGGTGGCACCGCAGCGGCACAGGCAGGGATCAGCTTTGAAGAGTTAGGCGCAGTTATCCAGATACTGGCGGAACGCGGCATTAAAGGCGGCGAGGCAGGCACTGCCATTCGTAACGTGATACTGGCGCTGGAACGCTCGACAGACAAAAATCTGAAACCTTCGGTTGTTGGTCTGTCGTCGGCATTGGGATCCCTGACGGGCAAAAACCTCTCGACCGCACAGGCGGTGAAATTATTCGGGCGGGCGAATGTCAGTGCGGCGTCTAATTTAGTCACCGGGCGGGAAAAACTGGAAGAACTGACCCAAGCCCTGACCGGAACGCAGGTCGCTTATGAACAGGTCAGTGCGCGTGCTAATAACCTTGGGGCTGATCTGGATGTACTGATGAGTGCCTTTGAAGGCATGGCTTTGAAAATCGGACAGAGTGCTGACGGCTCATTACGTACCGGGGTGCAGGGGGCAACCAATGCGATTAATGCGTTGTCCGAAAACTTTAATCTGGTTGCCAGTGTGGCATTGCATACGTTAATTCCTGTGATGGCGACTAAGCTGACTGCGGGATTACGTGAAAATATTACGGCATGGCGCGCCACCGAAAAAGCAGCTCGTGATGTTGCTAAACAGCAGGCAGAAACCGCAAAACAGACAATTGAACAGGCCAATGCCACGCTGCGTTCAACGGAAGCACAGGGCAGGCACATTCAATATCTGGAAAGAACAAACCGTTTGCACGGTCTTTCCGTCAATTATGCAAAAGAAAAAAGAACCCTGATCCGACAGGAAACTGAAGCTCTCAAATTGCAAACACAGGCAACCGGGCAACTTGAAGCGGCTAACCGCCGGCTTTCTTATTCCTATCGGGCATTATCTGCCGCCGGGGGAGTTACCCGTGGCGCACTTGCCATGATTGGTGGGCCATTTGGTGCAGCGATGTTGGCGGGTTCAGCCTTGTATGGATTATATAACCATAGCGTTCAAGCCAGAGAGGGGTTGCGGCACTTAAAGGATGAAACCGTTGATACGGTGGCTGAGCTGCAACGTCTTTCCAGAATTAAGGTGGAAATCGAGCTTGATAAAACTGACGATGATATCAACCACCTGAAAGAAGAACTCAAGCAGATTGATAGCCAACTGGAACGGTATTCTCAAACTCGAATCAAGCGATTACAAAATCGTCAAAAAGGGTTCTTGAATTTTCTTTATGAAGATCCGAAAGAAGTTGAAAAGCAAGGTCGGGTATTACTCAGTCGACGAGAAGATATCCTCAAAGGGATAGAAAATAAAACAGCAAGAAAGAAAAACCTACAGGCAACATCGGTAGCGGGTATCTTTGACCAACCACCGCCGGAGCTGTCAAAACCCGAGGGGAACGGCACGGGTAATCCGTGGACAGGCCAAGATCCCATCAAAGAAGAGAAACAAGGCAAACAATCACTTAACCTTTATCAGCAGTTACGTAAGGAAATTGAGCAGACCCATGCCACCAGCTTGGATCGCATCCGATTCAGAGAGAAAGAAATGCTGGGTAAAATCTATGAAGTCGGCAAATCGGGTATGGCTTCGGAAAGTGAGCTTCAACGTTTAAAAATCCTCAATGCCGAAAATCACCAAAAGCAGCGACTGGAACTGGCAGATAAATATTCTCCGGCAGCTGCATTGATCCGACAGGAAAAAGAAGCCAGCGAAGAACTGAAAGCCCTGTACAGCGAACGGTTGCTAAGTGAACAGGAGTATTTATCTGCCAGCAGGACGTTATATCAGACCTCGGTAAAAGATAAATTAGCTGAACAGGCGAAGCAAATTTCCACCCCGCATCTGGATATGGCGGGTGAGGTCGATCCTGTTGTGCAACTGCAAAATCAGCTCACAGAACAAGCTGCACTTTACGACACCTACTATCGGAACGGACTTATCAGCAAGGAACGTCATGAACAGTTAATGATAGCCGCTGCTTATCGTTCCAAAGATGCGCAATTTGCTGCCGCTAAGAATTTATACGCATCACAAGGCGATTTCCAGAAAATGCAAATGGGTCTGCTGGATGTGGTCGAGCAACGTACGGGTAACGCGTTAACCGGCATGTTGACGGGCACAAAATCCTTTTCGGAATCCATGCGGGAACTGTCGGCATCACTGGCGCAATCCATTATTCAGGATCTGGTCCGTATTGCGGTGCAGGCGCTGATAACCAAAGCGCTCTCCGGTTTCTTTGGGGGCGCGATGGGAAGCATGGGTGCCAGCTCATTGTCTTCGGCGGGAGGCGGCCTGTCTTCGATGGGTTCTGGCACAGCAATGACCCCGGATGTCTGGAAGAGTCCCATCATGAATGCGAAAGGTGGCGTCTATCAATCTGCGGATTTAAATCAGTATAGCGGGCAGATTGTCAGTCAACCGACTCTGTTTGCTTTTGCCAAAGGCGGTGGTGTGATGGGGGAAGCAGGACCGGAAGCGATCTTACCCTTAAAACGCGGTGCTGACGGTAAGCTGGGTGTTCAGACCACAGGCAGTACGGGCAACCAGACCTTCAACACCGTCCATATTGTGATCTATTCCGACGGTAACCACGACACGAAAACATCCCGTGGTGCAGAGTCGGCAGGACAGGATATCGCGAAATTTGTCGATCAGCGATTCAAATTTTTGCTGCATAAAAGTTTAAGTCAAGGTGGTGAACTCAGTGCTGCGATTAGAGGAGGCAGATGATGATAAAAACCTTTGATTTTCCTGCAAGGGTGGGCGCGGTCGGGGAGTTTGAATCTATTGTGCGTTCCGTCCAGTTCGGTGATGGTTATAAACAAACGTCAGGCGATGGGATCAACACGCAGCGCGAAAGTTGGCCTTTGTCTTTTGTCGGGGCACTGTCTGACATACAGCTTATCATAGCTTTTCTGCGTGAGCATCAGGGCTGGCGCTTATTCAAATGGCGTAACCCGTTATCTGAACTGGGATTGTATCAGGCGGGGAAATTCAATATTCAAGCTAATGGCGCTTATTTCACTCTCTCCGTGACCTTCACCCTCATCTATCATCCATAAGAGATTTCATTATGACCATCAATGCTACACTTCAGCGGCTTGAGCCGGGAAGTAAAATCGTATTATTTGTTGTTGATGGCTCGGTATTTGGCGGGCCTGTATTGTACTTTCATAATCATCCGATCCCTTATACCGGAGCCGAACTGGAAAATACCGGGAATTTACCAGTGAAATCCCTCTGGTGGCAGGGCGTCGAATACAAACCTTGGCCCGTCAGCATCGAAGGGCTGGAAGTCACCGGCGATGGACGGGCAGTGACACCCACTCTCAATGTGGCCAATCTGGACGGCACGCTCAGTGCATTGTGTTTGGCTTACCAAAACATGGTGCAAGCGCGTGTCACGATCCGCATGACCTTTGCTCACTATCTGGATGCCCGTAATTTCCCCGACGGCAACCCGCAAGCGGATCCGACGCAGGAAAAAATCGATGTTTTCTACATCGACAGCAAAACTCAGGAAGATAACGAAAGCATCCAGTTTTCTCTCTCTTCCCCAGCCGATTTACAGGGGATTAAAATCCCGACCCGGCAAATTCACAGCCTATGTACATGGTGTATTCGCGGGCAGTACCGCCAATCACCGTGTGGCTATACCGGCACCCGTTATTTTAATGAAAGAGGCAAGCCGACCGATGATCCGGCCTCTGATGTTTGCGGAGGATTAATGAGCGATTGTAAAAAACGCTTTGGTGACACAGAGCAATTGCCCTTTGGCGGGTTTCCCGGCTCGGCATTGCTGAGGCGATAACCATGAAGATACTGAGAAAATCGACCACCTGTGCCATCATGGCTCATGCCCAAGCCGCTTACCCAGATGAGTGCTGCGGGCTGATCATTCAACAGCGTCACCGACAGCACTATCTTCCCTGTCGCAATACCGCATCGTTACCCACTGAACAGTTCCGTATTCACCCGGAGGATTATGCTGCTGCCGAAGACCAAGGTGCGATTGTTGCCATTGTCCACAGCCACCCCGATGCGACGACACAACCGAGCCAGTTGGATATCGCCCAATGTGACTTGTCACAAATTCCATGGGTGATTGTTTCGTGGCCGGGAGGGGATATCCGTACCCTGATGCCCATGGCAGGTATTAAGCCATTAATTGGTCGTCCGTTCGTGCACGGTATTTGGGATTGTTATGCCATCGTACGTGATTGGTACAAACTGGAACAGGCTATTGAACTCCCTGATTTTGAACGTACCGATGGCTGGTGGAATCGGGGCGAAAATCTGTATATGAAACATTATGCCGCTGCCGGATTTGTCGCGTGTCGCGGTGAATTACAGGTAGGGGATGTGATTATTATGCAGGTACAGGCCAATGAACCCAACCATGCCAGTGTTTATCTGGGTAACGGCCTGATGTTGCACCATCTGTACGGGCAGCTCAGTAAGCGAGAACCCTATTATGGCTACTGGCAGGAACGCACCATCACAACCTTACGTCACTCATCCGCTTCGGCGGATTTTTTGTTTAGGGGAGTCACATCATGAACACATTACGAACCGTACGGCTTTACGGTGTGCTGGGGGCTCAGTTCGGGAGAGTGCATAAACTGGCTGTCTCTACCCCACAGGAAGCGATCCGTGCATTATCCGTGCTGATTAAAGGATTTGAACGCTTCCTGCTAACCGCAAAAGAACAGGGGCTGACCTTTGCCGTGTTTAACGGAAAACGCAATATCAGCCGGGAAGAGCTGGTGTTTTCCGGGCAGGACGATATCCGCATTGCCCCGATGATTATCGGCAGCAAAAACGCCGGTGTTTTCCAAACCATTCTGGGCGCGGTGCTGGTGGTTGCCGGCGCGTTTTTGTGGGCGACCCCGTTTGGTGCGCCGATGGTCATGTCTGGGGTTGGCATGATGCTGGGCGGCGTGGTGCAGATGCTTTCTCCGATGCCGGGCGGGTTGGCACGGCGCGAAGATCCCGACAACAAGCCATCCTATGCTTTCGGTGGTCCGGTGAACACCGTTGCGCAGGGAAATCCTGTGCCCATTGGCTACGGTAGACGCCGTATTGGCGGTGCCATCATTTCAGCGGGTATCTACGCTGAAGACCAACAATAACGCTCTGAGGGTGAAGTATGGAAAAGCAGCCTATTCAGGGCAACAAAGGTGGCAGCCAGCATCCGCGCATCCCGGTGGAAGCACCTGACTCTTTGCAGTCCACCTCCTATACCAAGATCCTCCTTGCCCTCGGTGAAGGGGAATTTGCGGGAGAGCTGGATGGCAGACGTATTTTTCTGGACAACACACCGCTTATCGGTGCCGACGGCACGCCCAATTTTGAAGGGGTCAAATGGGAATTCCGTCCCGGCACACCCCATCAGGCGTATATCCCCGGTATGCCTGCGGTCGAAAATGCCCGAACCGTCAGCGCGGAACTGGTCAGCTCGTGGGTCACGACGGTCACCAATACTCAACTTTCAGCGGTCCGTCTACGGTTATCGTGGCCCCAGTTGCAGAGGCAAAAAGATAATGGGGACACGGTGGGCTATCGCATTGAATATGCCATTGACCTTGCCACTGATGGAGGTGCTTTTAAGGAAATTCTGAAAACCGCCGTTGATGGCAAAACCACCACCAAATACGAACGTTCCCACCGGGTGGATTTACCCACCGCCCATTCGGGCTGGCAGGTGCGCCTGCGGCGGTTGACGCCAAAACAGAATAGTAATCGGATCGCTGATGCCATGGTGGTGGAAGCCATTACCGAGGTGATCGACGCCAAATTAAGCTACCCGGAAACTGCCCTGTTATTTGTTCAGTTTGATGCCAAACAGTTCCGTAATATTCCGCAAATCACGTGCGAACCTAAGATGCGCATCATCCGTGTGCCAGCCAATTATAACCCGGATAGCCGCCGCTATTATGGCAGTTGGGATGGTACCTTCAAATGGGCATGGAGTGACAATCCGGCATGGGTGCTGTATGACTTGATGATAAATGACCGGTTCAGCATTGGAATCCGGGTGAAAACGGAAAACCTGAATCTGGCAAAATGGGATCTGTATAGCATCGCTCAATATTGTGATCAGACTGTGTCGGATGGCGAAGGCGGCGAAGAGCCACGTTTCACCTGCAATGTCTATATTCAGTCACAGGAAGATGCCTGGGCTGTGTTGCGTGACATTGCGGGGATCTTCCGGGGTATGACTTTTTGGTCCAATAACAACATGAACGTGCTGGCGGACATGCCCCGTGACATGGATTATCTATTTACGGGTGCCAATGTGCGTGACGGCAAATTCACCTATTCCAGTACCAGCGAGAAAACCCATTACTCCACGGCCATGGTAAGCTGGTCCGATCCGCAGAACGGCTATCAGGATACTATCGAACCGGTGTTTGAACACCGCCTGATACGCCGCTATGGTATCCGGCAGGCCGACATCACTGCTATTGGTTGTACTAGCCAGAGTGAAGCTATCCGGCGTGGCAAATGGGTGCTGCACACCAACGAACACGACCGGACAGTTACCTTCACCGTCGGACTGGAGGGGCGTATCCCCCTGCCGGGTTATCTTATCGGTATATCGGATAATCTGCTGTCAGGGGCGGGGAGGAGCGGGCGTATCCGGGCCGTGCGGAGGCGAGACATTATCATCTTGGATCGGGTGCCATCAGCAAAAGTGAGGGACTGGCTTGTCATCAACCTGCCTTCCGGTAAGACAGGAAAGGATCTCATTTCAGCGATCAACGGACAGGAGGTCTCCGTGTGGGGTGGTGGCTATGCTTATTCAGATATCCCGGAGGTGGGTGCCGTCTGGTCCATTGAATCCGGCTATATAGCGGAGCAACCCTTCCGAGTGATGGGTATCAAAGCGGGGGAGGACGGCGTGTCGTTTGACATTACGGCGGTTGAGCACAACCCCGACAAGTATGCGCTTATCGACACGAACATCCGTATTGACGAACGCCCCGTTACTATCATTCCGCCCAGTGTTCAGCCGGCACCGAAGAATATCCGTATCGACAGTTATTATTCGCTTAATCAGGGCATCATCGCTACTACGTTACGGATCACGTGGGGTGCCGCCAGCAGTGCCGTGGCCTATGAAGTCGAATGGCGCAAAGACAACGGTAACTGGATAACGGCTCCTCGGACGACTGCCCGGAGTCTTGAGGTACCGAACGTTGATGACGGACGCTATCAGGCGCGGGTCAGGGCGACAAATGCCGCTGCAATATCCAGTATCTGGATGAACACGCAGGATACCCTGCTGGGAAGCCGCAAAAAGGCGCCGTCGGCACCACAGTCCTTCCGAACCACATCGCTACTTTTTGGTATCCGGCTGGACTGGGACTTTACCAACCCGACGGATGTCCTGCTGAAAACGGAAATTCGCTACAACAAAAACGGAGAGGATGACGACACGTTGCAGTTCGCCGATATTGCCTATCCGCAACGAACCCATACTTTGCAGGGGCTGGCGGCTGGGGAGAAGCTCTATTTTCGGGCTCGGCTGGTGGACAAATCGGGCAATTCCTCGGCGTGGACGTCACTGGTCAGTGGTATCGCGTCCAATGATACCGGCTGGATAGTGGAGGCCAGTCGGGATCATTTTCTGGACACAGAAACCGGGCGGCGCTTACAGGAGCAACTCAATGAGCAGGCCAGAGCCGATGCGCGTCACAACCAGTCCATTGCGGAAAACGCGCAGGCCATTGAAAGGCTGAATGACATCCTGAAGGATCTTGGGCGGCGCATACAGTAACCCGATAACTACAGTTTTCCGACCATCATTATGGGTTCGGCTCCCACGGATTGAGGATCGTTACTCCTGTGGACTGAAAATCGGCTACGTTACGCGTGACTACCGTCATACCATGCACAAGCGCTGTCGCCGCAATAAGCGCATCACGCTCGCTGCACTTGTCAGGTACGTGCAACCGGGCGCAGCGTTGCGCCACGGCTGTATCAACGGGCAACGTTCGCTTGGAGAACTCCGGCAAGACATGTTGCTCCAGCCATGCACGCAGCATAGCCCCCTGCGTGGCGTCCTTACGCTCAATCAACAAAACGCCAAGCTCTAACTCCATGATGGTGATGGCGGACACAAAGAGGTCGGCAGCATTGATGTTTTCAGTCCATTTCGCAACGTTCGGATCGGCTCTCCCTGCCCGAATTTTTCGTAGCTCGGACACCACGTTGGTATCGAGTATGTACATCATGAGAAATCAGCCGGGCGGATGCCGATAGTCACTCGTTGCGGCTCAAACTCAATGTCCGCAACGCCCGGCATAGCCAGAGAATCGGCAATGTTACGATGTTGCTTTGTCAGCAGCCGGTATTCCTCGATGCTCAACAGCACATGAGCAGGCTTGCCGCGATCGGTGATGAATACGGGGCCGTTCTTGGTCGCTTTCTTCGCACGGGTAACGTCCTGGTTCAGCTCTCGGCTGGAGAGGGTCGTGATGGTCATGGCAGCACCTCCTACTTTAATTCTCTATATAGGTACATTACTACAATATGAATAATAGTGCAAAGTTTGTTCGCTTTTCCATTTACCCAAATGGCGGCGGGTAATACGGCTGTTGGGTTTACCTCTCTTTGATGCCCAGCATGAGGCAGCTATCCCGAGCCGATAGTCAATAGAAATGGAATACATTCGCTGTCGTTATTTTGCGAGCCGCTTTGCAAAGGTCATTTTTGTCAGTGGCATGTTATTTGGGCGGGGGATAGAGTGGCGGTGAAAATTTCGACGCGGCTTTAACGTGCTAGGAACACGATAAAACCGCTAACCACAACAACTAAGGACGTAGTTATTATGGCTGACACGCATTCTACTGCAGGCACCCGCATTTACAAAATTTCCCAACCGGAACGTTATCAGAAAGTGGTTTACCGCCCCAAGGGGGTTAACCGCACGATCCCTGCCATCAATTTAAGCGGAAAATGGCTGCTGGAAGCCGGGTTCTCTATTAATGATCCGTTAAAAATCAGAGTGATGCCTGGTTGTTTGATCATCACGGCCCAAAATTTTCATGAACTGTGGCATTGCTTAAAAAGCCTGAATGAAGGCGAATGGGATGATATCGCCGTGGCACACTGGCTGCGGCAATTTCCCGGAAAATTAAGTAAAAAACTGCCGGAATAAACTCATAATGCTATGTTTTATCAATTAAAACATAATATTGAACTCGCCTGCGTGAGCTGCGTTTTGCACTTAAATGGCAAAATTTCTCTTTTGCGAAGCGACTCGCATTTCATTTTACCGATTAAACAAAGAAGGAACCGATGAAACTTCATTTTTCTACTGATAACGCCGCTCTGCCAGAATGTGTTTTAAGCGGTGAAGATATGCAACAGATGGGATTTACGCCGAATACCCTGTTTCATATCCAGCAATATAACAACGGGCTGATGCTGACGTTGGCAGAGCCTGATGCGATTACCGTGTCTCACGCGGCGGAAAATGATTCGTATCAGGGCATCGATTGGGTACGTGATAATGGCGAGCTGTATCTGGCTGGCGACTGGTTAACGGAAACCGGTTTGTTGGATAATCCCGTTCAAGTTGCCTTCGGCTACGGCAAAATTATGTTGATGACAGGATCTGACCTGATACCCGCCTGAACCGTGTAATATTTTTTTATTGCTGATTGCGTTGGTGTGTTAACCCTAGTTGACACACCGTGTTATTTACATACAATAATGATATTCGCTTTAGTGGTGAGCATGATAACCATTGAGAGGACTCAAGATTTTGAAAAATGGTTAAAATCCTTAAAAGACAGGATAGCAAAAGCCAAGATCTTAATCAGAGTTGAAAGAATGGAAGAGGGAAACTTTGGTGATGTTGAACCTGTGGGAAGCGGAGTTTCGGAACTCAGAATACATTACGGGCAAGGCTATCGTGTCTACTTTGCTAACAAGAATAATGAAATCATATTATTACTCTGTGGCGGAGATAAAGCAGCCAGCAGGCAGATATAAAGAAAGCAAAACAACTCGCGAAAGAATGGGGATTTTAAA